CGTCAACTCTCCGTTGCGCGAGACAGACGGCATTTCTGCCGCTGTGACGACGCGCGTCATGAAGTCTTGCAGGAACCGACGGTTCTGCGGAGCAGTAAAGTCGCCACCCTGATAAAGTTGAACACCTTCCGGGCCAAGCGCTTGGGCATCACGCACAGCCCGTTCTGTCGCACTCATCTGCGCAATGGCGCTGCGATTAGACAGATCGGCAAATCGCTGTGCTTGCTGTGGCGCAAGGCTTTGCGCCTGCATCACCAGAACCGGCTGGCGCATGCCTTGTGCTGCTGGGCCAAGGCTGGCGCGATACGCCTCCGCCCGGTCTGCGAGATCAGGATTGCGGTACACCTCCGCAATCGACATGGTCCGCCCATTGCCGGATATCACCGTGCCGTCGATCAGGATGATCGGTGCGCCGCGATCAGATGTGCGATCTGGCTGCAATCGAGCCGGGTCAAGCTGACTGGCACGCTCGCGGGCGCCTTGCGTGTATTCTGCCCTAGACCGGTCACGTGGCTGCAACGATCCTTCGGCCAACCGCAGATCATCCAACTCGACAACGACCGGAACCGCCTCGATCTCCATTGACCCGTCAGGCGTGACGATGCGTTGTGGCGCCGGTTGTGCGACCGGTTTCATGTCCGGTTGCGCAAGCGGCTCTAGCGTTGGCTCTTGCTGGGGTTCCTGGTCACGCCGACGGGCTGCAGTGTCCGGTTCCCTGTCCGGTTGACGGGATGCGGCCAATGTATCAGCAAGCTGTGACAGCCACTGTGGGTCCAGCGGCCTATTGGTGTTGGCTGGCACCAGATCGGCAAACGGATTGCCACCGGGTGGCGCTGGATCGGCCGCTACGGGTGCCGCTGGCGCCGGCACTGGTGTCGATGCCTGATCGACCTGTGGCATTGGCGCCGATGCTGCTGGCGCCGCTGGCGCCGCTGGCGCTGCGGGTGCAGCTTGTGGCGCAGAAGCCGCTGGCGTGGCCGCTGGCGGCGAAACCGGCTCTTGGCTAGGATACCATGGCAGAACCGGCTCTTGCCGCTGTGCGGGCTCCTGAGCGGCTTCTGGCGCTTGTGGCTGTGTCGGCTGCGTTCCAGATTGTGATGCGCCACGGCGTCCAGCTGCCGACCTGATCATGCCGGAGCCGATTTGGCGGATGATTTCCGTAAGGCCGCCTACGCCCGCGCCAACGCTTGCCTCCTTCCAGAAGTTCTCGCCTAGAACCTGCCCAGAGTTATACATTTCCCTAGCAATCAGGTCCTGCAAGAAGCCCTGGCCGCCTTCCTGGACGCCTTCAATAAGAGCTTGAATACCGATGCGGCCGATAGCTTGAGATATCGGACCACTAAGCGCAGATGGAATCGGAACTGGAAGTCGTCCAAGCAGCACCTGAATTGGCAGCAAGTCGGTTGATCCAGGCCCAATGCCAAGCAATCCCGACGATATGATCTGATCCTGAGTGAGACCGGGCCGACCAGCCGCACGCTCTTTCCGGTCGTAGTCAACTGCGCGCTGCGTTGCCTCGCCAACGCCCATCGAGGAAAACACGGCCAGACCGCCGACAGGTCCAGTCAGAGCAGCAATCGGCAGTCCGAAGGCAACAGACCCGAGACCTTGCCCGACCTGACGCCCGTAAGCTTCCTCATATCCAGGCGCAGCCGGAAAAATGCCCTTGGCATATTCCTGCATCGCCTCGCCGGTTTGGAAAAGCGAGCGCTCTTGTACCGGCGTTGGATTTGCAACCCATTGCTGATCAAGAACTCTGCCAAGACCTTCCCTTGCGCGAGCGCGCTGCTCTGGCGTCATCTGACTGTAGCCAGCAACGTCCATCCGAGGATCAATCGGCTCGCCGCGATCAGCTTGGTCCAGCAGTGCTAGGCGCTCGCGCACGCGCTCTGCGGCACCTCGTTGTGTCGCCGCTGCATAGACATCGGGTGCCTGCACTGCCGTGCCAGCGCTTTGCACAATGCCAGGAATAACGCCTTTGACAACTTCGGCGTATTGCTGCGGATCGGTCCATCCGCCCGGCGTTTGTGATTGTGCGCTTGGCGATACCGGCGGCGCTGGCGGCTTTGGCGGGAACAACTCCCCGTGCACGATTGTTCCCGGTATCGGAAGGTAAGACACATCCGGTTTGGCGGCATCTACAACAGTTCCTACGGGCTGAGCCGCAGCATCGGGTGCATTCTGTGCCACTCCAGGGCGCGGAATGAGATCGTCAAATGGATTGCCAGCCATGCGCTACAGTTTCCCCGGATCGATACCTAGTTCACGCAGGCGCTTTTCAACATCAGACCGCTTGGCCCCGCGCGCCAGTGCGTTGCGAGCTTGCGATAGATACCGCGCTTCGTTGCCAGATGCGGGTTTCGGAAGCAATTCCGCCGTGCTGACGTTTGCGGTTGTCCCCGCTGATCCAATTGCTGGGCGCCGCACCGTGTTCTCGCCAACCTGACGCGCTTGCGTCACCTGATTGACGGCGCGCAACGTGTCGAGTTGCTGTGTTGGATTGGTTTCTGTCAGCAACGGCATCATGCGCTGGTTGCGGTTCGCATTCATCCGTGCTGCCGCCCATTCGCCAGCAGCTGCTATGGCCGTTTTCGGGTTTAGAAGTTCCCACGCCGACCTGAACCGAGGCGCCCAATTGAGATCGTCAATTGCTTCGCGCAATGGCGTGGTTTGCGATCCAAACTGACTGGCGTATGTCCGATGCATGGCATGCTCTGCATCGATTACCGCGTAGAGGCGAGCAGCGTCCTCTCGACCAAGCACGCGCTCGATGACCTGCCGCGCCGCCGGCAAACGCAGGACACGCGTCAGGTTATGCGTCTCGCCTTGATTTGCAAGCATATCGTTCAGAGAGCGCACAAGGCCAACCCGGAACAACTCTTGCCGCGCTGTGCCAGCCCTGACCAACGCCTCACCATCTGTCGTTGGCTGACCAGCCTGACGCGCCTGCTGGATCATACGCTCACCGCGCCGCACCAAGTCGACCGCGTCGGTGAACTCTGACAGGTTCTCGCGAGATGCCGCGTTCAGCCTCAGCGCTTGTCGTGCACCGGCCTCAAGTGCATCCTCAGCAGCCTTGCCGTCTCGCCACAGATCGTTGGCGACAGCCCAAAGCGGATTGGTCTGTCTAACCTCGTCGTCCAATTCTTTCTTGAGTTGAGTTAAAGCGCGGAATAGCGGAGACCCAGGCTTAGCGTCGGTTAGGCGCTGTTGCAAATTCTGGCGCGCGTTGATGTAACCCTCAAGCGTCTGAGGCGGCCATCGCGTCGGCGTGCTCGAAAGCGGTCCGTTTGCGGGCGTCATCATGTCGTCCAGCGCCTGCCGAACGCCATCAGGAACCGGGCCGCGCTGCGTATCGTATCGCCGCGTCCACCGGTCGAAGATCGGCAGCAAGCTGAATGGCTGCTCGTTCGCATAAGCAGCCCGGTACGCATTCGATCCTGCCCGCTCAAGATCGCTGGCATGGCGCGCAGCGACTCCATCGTAGTCAGCTGATCCTATCACGCGCTCGAATGCGTTGCGCAAACGCCCGTTGGCCCCGATCTGACGTTCGATCAGGTTCTCGCGCGCAATCGACTTGGCTTGTCCCGGCGTTGCGGCAGCCGCCCTCATCGTCATCTGGGTGTTGTCGCCGGAGCCTGTCCGGATCATGCCGGCTCGATCGACAAGGTTAAGCGGCCCAAGATGCCTTTCGGCAAGCTCATCCAAAAGCGTTTGGACGGAGCGTGCGCCAGGGCCGGTGCCATTACCAGCCGCTCGCATGGCTGCACTGATGTCGGCGGCGGATTCGCCGTCGATTGCACGCCGAACCACCTGCTCGACCTGATCCGCCGTCCAAGGCTGGCGATTGCCCCAAAATCGACGACCACCCGCCACAGCCGTTGTGTCGGGGAACTCGCGCAGAATTTGACCGATCACATCATCCGGCGTGATGCGGTCTCGCTCCAGCGATCGAGCTATCGCAACAAGCGAACCGGCAGTTGCGTCGCTGGTCTCAGCGTTTGCTGCGGCACGCGCGCCCATCACGTTCTGCGCAGCACGGCCAATGGCATGGCCTGCCGCACCCATCGGAGCGCCAAGCGTGGCACCAATGCCAGCACCCTTGACCGCCCCCGTTACGCGTTTCAGGGCGGCAGAGCCGAGATCGTCATCCTCGTTGACGTCGGCGTGGCCAGCGCCAGATAGACCACCGTAGGTCAGACCCAGCTTGGCACCTTGCGCCATGGCGCCACCGATGCCGGCAACCTCGGATGGCAGCATGGCCGCTTCGATGCCGCGCGCAACGCCAGTTCCGGCTCTCGCCATGCGCGGCGCTGCCGCACTGATTGCCGTTGATCCGGCCCGCAAACCAGCCGCTATGCCACCCGATGCCACCATTGGCACTATGCCGCCGACAATCTCGCCGGCAAAATGCGTCCATGGGTTCGCCTTGCGCGATTGCTCGCGGCGCTCTTTGTCAAATCCGAGCTTGTCATCAAACCCAAAGGTCGCGCCTTCCACAGCGCCTCGACCGAGACTTTCAAAGGCGCTAACTGGCTCGTTTGACAGCAACTTTGATGCCGTCGACCGAAACGCTTCTGGAGACGACAGGTCTATTGCTTGCGGGTCGTTGCTGACTGGTGTCAGCGGGTCAGCAAGGTCGATCTCATCGGCCATGATTGATCATCCTCACCTAATGATCGGGATAGGATTGCCGTCAAGATCACCGATGCTACCGAAAAAGCCGCGTTTATAGCTGTTTTCCGGAGCCTCCGGCAGGCTCGTACCATTTTTCATGAAGACTCGTCCCTTGTATTGAACCAGCCCATCTGGCGCAGCCAAAAGCTTCTGACGATCGGCTTCCGATATCTGTGGCGCAGCCGGACGCTGTTGTGTCGTCCCCTGGGCAGCATTGCTAGGCGCGATTGATCCTGATGGCGCCGCTGATGCCGATGCAGGTGCCGCCCCCGAGGCGCCACCCGGTGGCGGAATTTGCTTGTTGACCTGTTCCTCGATTGCAGCGTTGTCGGGACGGCGACCCTTTGCGTAATACTGCTGACGGTAGGACTCTATCAAAGCATTGCGTTCAGCTACGCGGCGCAAGCTATCGAGCATCGGGCCAATTGCGGTAGGATCGCGCGCAAGGTCCGGCAATCCTTTTTGAACGAACTCGATATCTGCATTGGACAGCGGCTTGAGCTTTGACGCTGCGGCAAGAACAAAATCTTGCATCTTGGCTCTGAACTGCTCGGAACTGGAAATCCTGCTCGTGTCGACGTCAAGACCAAGAAGACGAGCCACCTTTGCCACAGCCAGCCGTTGGTCCGCCAGAGCGCCAGCATACATGTTCTCTGACAGCGCTTTCATTTCGTCGATTGTGCGAACGATGCCGCGAGATTCGTCGACCGTCTTGATCGACTCGGTTAGCAGCTTTGGCGTGTCTTTTGCGTATTCTTTTGCTGCGATGTCGGCGTACTGATCTGTCCCCGCATCTGGTGGCGTGACCCATTGCCCTGTCCGCGCGTCGAATATCCGCTTGTTCGGGTCGACCTGGATAATTTTTGCAAGGTCTGCGGCGGCGCGCTGCGTCTCCGTTTGCTGCTTGAGTTGGTTAATCTGATATGGATGCAACGCTTCAGCGCGCGTATTCTCAGACTCGCGCAGTTGTTGCGCGCGATTGGCAAGATCAAGCTTGGCCTTCTCGATTTGCTGCTCGCGCTGGCTCTTGCGATGGGCTGAGACGCCTTCAATGCCGGCCTGCAATCCTTGGCCAATATGGATTCCGGTGGTTCCTTTGCCGCCCTCGCGTGACCCGATCATCATAGCCGCGCCAGCGCGCATCAAAGCATCGCGGCCTTCATCAGACCTGATCCACGACAACGTGCGATCGAAAATACCCTGCTGAGAGGCTGGCGCTGGTGCCGGTGGCGCAGATTGATTGCCAGATGGATTGAGTGGGCCTTGCCCCATGGTTGGGGGTGGCGGGGCGGCATAGACGGTTCCGTCACCCGGTGGCGCACCAATCGACTGCTGCCGGACTGGAACATCCGTTATAGGCGGGAGATCATGCCCTTGCGGCATCAGTGGCGTGTTAGGCGGCAGTGGATTGGCCGCACGCTCACGCGCAATCTCAACCAATGCCGGCATCGGCGCGGATGGAGGTGTAGGACCAGCGTCGTACAGGCCGGCGGGGTCGTTCAGACCACGAGGGCCTGGGTCCTGCCATGCGTCGTACGAACCAGCCGGGTCATTGTCATCGACACCACCGCCCGCAGCCCGGTATTGAACAGCGCCGCCAGTCGCAAGGTTGAACAGCCCAGCGATGCTTGACGAAAGGCCAGACATGGCATCGCCGAAACCAGACATCGATGTGCCAAAACCAGACGATAGATTGGCCATTGGACTGCCGTAGTCCACAGTTGTGTTCCACCCGCCAGGGCCTGTCGACGAGTTGAGGTATTTACCCAGGCCGTCAGCGCCCTTGCTGATGCCGCCAGCCGCACCTTTGACCGCCTTTGCTGTGTCGTTGACCTCTCTCCAATGATCGGCGAACCCCTTTTCTTTCTCACCGCCACCCATATTCATGCCGCCCATTTGCACCGGAGCAGACGGCTGCAAGCCGAAGCGACCTTGGTTGAGATTGAATTGAGGAACGTAACCGATACCGCCACCTGCAGCCCGGTGTGGAACGCGGCCACCACTGGCCAACATGCTGGCAATAGCCAAACCCGCACCAATCGCTTGTGACCACGTATTCGGCGAGCCGCCAGTGGCCGTCCCGGTCGATGTGCCGGACGAGTTTGTGGTTGACCCGAGATTTGGCGTTGCCGAGCCAAGAATGCCTGCGAGCCACTGCTGGGTTTGGAACGGATAGGCGCTCTGCGCTTGCGCATTCGCGCTTGCGGCATCGAGAACGCCCTGCTGGTTCTGTTGCTGCTGGCCGCCGATGCCAAGCAATGCGCTGGTATCGGTATAGGCAAGCTGGCCAAGGTTGCCCATGATGCCAGACGTTTGCAGAGACCGCGCCGCCTCGTTTTGTGCGGCCGACAGCGCGGTGTTGTAGCCTTGCGAGCGCAAGTTGGCCATGATCGGTGATTGAACGCGGGACTGCGCTTCTGCCGTCAATGCTTGCGCGACCGCTTCACGATCTCCACCAAGCGAGCCACGCATCCGCGCATCGCCGACAATGCCTGATTGCTGCCGCTGGTTTTGAACATCGAAATCGCGCTGTGTCGCATCAACGACCTGATCGACATACGGATTGTAGTAGTTTTCGATGTTCCCCGAGATGTCGCCAGCGCCAGCGCGCGCATAGCCTGCCGCCTCGTTGATGTAGGGCGATGCGATGCCACCCCTGATCTGGTTGAAAGCGGCCTGCTGATCTGGCGTAAACCCAGCGACCTGCTGAGAAGTGGCCGGGTTCCAAGCCGTTCCTGCCGTCGTCTCGGCGCCAGCAATCAGACGCTTGTAGGCATCGATCGTCTCCTGATCAGCCGGACGTATCGTAGACGTTTGATTTTGCGTCCGCGTCTCTGTCTTTTTATTGCTGCCGCTGCTGCACATGCCGGTCAGGCTCCTGCGATGAAGAACGCGCCAACTGGCTCACCTAAACGACGCCGCAACAGTTCGATCTTGGCCTTGGTTCGGTGGTTTGACACCGCTCCAATCAGCAACGGAATGCCGATCTTTGCCGCACACTCCTTGGCAAAATCAATCAGCATCTTGGCGTTGTTCGACCGCCTGAACTCAGGCAACACGAACGAGCTTAACTCTTGAAGAACGTCTTGATCGGAATACCACATGCCGCCAAGCTGCATGATGATGATGCCCTCAAGAGCATGCGGCTCGCCGATCACACCAATCAGTCCCCCAGTGCGCTCGAAATGACTGGCGATGACGGCCTTGACCCTGCTCTCACTCAACTCGAAGATGCCGTTCTCGGCATGTAGCTCTCGGCACAGGAACATGATCTGATCGTAGTCGACCGGCTCCGCAAACCGCACTCGCGATTGCACAGAGCCCGATGGTTCCGTTGTCATGATCTGGTCAGTCCGTTGCTGGCGGAGGAAGGGACGCAAGCGTGTTGATCGCGTTCTGCCGCTCCTGCATGATCCAGGCGTCCAAAACGTCGTGGCCGACATCAATGTCACCGTTGCCAAGGGATGCGACCACCTCGGGTTCAATCACATACTCACCATCGGACAGCGCAACGGGAATTTCTTGCTCGACAGCACCACCGTCCGCTCGCCTGCGACGCGACAGGCTCATGCCGTACGGCCCCGTGCCGAACATGCGATCCATAATCTTCAGTCCGGCATTGGTATTGCCCTGACCCATGTGCGAGACGATGTCGGCGGGAATGACGTGACTTCCAGACCGTGCCGTGCCCGGCAATTTGTCTGCTCGGCCACCAGTTGCGCCATAAAGCGCGCCGGTAAATGGCTTAGCGCCTATGCCGCCGCCAGCAGCGCGCTCTTCCGGCTCGTCATTAGGAGCCGCTGGGTACGGACCTGGACCATACCCTTTGCTTTCCGGGCGCACCGGGTAATCAGCATTGCGCGTCAAAACCCCATTCATGGACGGCGGATAGCTCAGTGTCATGCCGTACTTCTCGGCCATGGAAAGCCACTCATCGTATGGCATCTTTCCGCCACCTAAAATTCCATACCGATTATCTCGCGCGTCTCCCGTTCTGGACTCATCAAAGCGTTTGCGCATCTCAGCTTCTGTGCGCTCCATGCGCGGAAAACCGGGTGGGTATTTCATATCGGCATCTGAAGGAGCGCCCATTTTGGCAGCGTCACTTTGCGGCGGACCGTTGCGAATTTCGTGTTGCAAGGTTCCGGGTTCATTCCAGTTCCACGGCATGAACCCGCCATTCCAGGCGTAGTCAGAAATTGCCGTTCCTCCGGCAACCGACCCGACCTTGGCGCCGATGGACGAGTTCGCCCAATCCCCAGCTCGCTCGTTAATCGACTCGGACAAAGACAGATCGTATGGATCAACATCTTCGCCACGCCGCAGCTTCCCAAGTGTATCTCGCAACTCCGCCTGCTCTGCCGGATCGCGAGTGCGCGCAAGTGCACGCTCGACATCTTTGATCTCGGCAGCGTTTCTTGCTTTGAGAGCATCGGTCATAGCAGATGCATCTGCCGCCGTTTGCGCCGCCTCAGTCTGAGACCTGCCGCGTGGCGTATTCGCCTCCCATGCCCTGTTCTCACGCATGGTTTGTCGCGCCGACGGCATGCCGCGAACAGCCGATTGCGCACCATAGGCAGTGCCAGCAAGTCCAGCACCATGAAGCCCGGCCATGCCAAGATGCTTGGCCGCATCAACATACTCACCATGATCGAACTCGCGCCGCGCGTCAGCGCTCTCCTTGGCTACGCCAGCAGCGCTACTGAATACAGGCGCCTCACTGACCGTCTTGTTGAGATCGTATCTCTGACCAGTCGTTAGCGGCGGAAGGCCAACCGATTCCCTGACGTAGTCCAGCGCATCGCCAACGCCATAGGCTGCACGATTGTACCACGGCGGCTCCCACGCATGCAGTTCTGGCTTGCGATCGACCTTGCCGCCTTCCGCGCGCGCCACGCGCATAGCCCGCTGCGCAATAACGTCCTCGACAGGCTCGACATCGACGACGTGCTTAGGATCGGCCGTGCGCAAGATCGTGTCTGCCTGCACGCCAACAGTTGATGGCGTAGCCAGCGACCCGCGCACCTCGTTGCCCATCGGATCACGTTCGACGATTGATACCGGTTCCTCGCCGGTCTGTTGCATAATGCGAGCAACGTCGTCCTTGCTCATCGGCCCAAGGCCAAGCACCTCGTTCTCGCGCCGCGAATTAGACGCCTCGACAACCTCGCGCGCGCTAATGCGCATGGGATCGAAGTGGAACACGCCACGCGGGGTCTCGACGCGCTCCATGCCAGGAGGTAGCGGCAGCTCCTCAGTTCCGGCCGGAAACATTTGCGCTATGCGCCGACCTTCGATCAGTTGGCGCTGTTGAGCCAGAAGCGACTCAGGCGTCTCTGGCATCGTAATGCCCGTGTCATCGACGCTGCCGCCATTGGCGTATGTCATGCGGCCCACTCCCGTCATGCGGTCCATCATCCTGCCAACTAACGCGGTGTCGTTTCCGCGATCCTTATCTGCTTGTGTCGCCACCAGCGAAACGGGAGACGCAAACCGACCAGCGCCGCCTTCTGGATATTTTACCTCTCCGCCATCGGCGCGCTTGAGGTACGGCACTGACGCTGCTGCCATCTGCAATCCTCCGGATGCGTCGCCAAGCGGCCTGTGATCGTGACGTAGAGGCTCAAACTTGATGCCTTCGTCTTCTTTCTGTGGTGACGACTTCGGCGAAATCAACGATGCAATTCGCATCGCCTTGGATACCGCGTCACCACCAAACATCGACTCACTTGCGCTTGGCTTTGGCACAGCCGTAGATGCGTCTGGCGCGCTTGATGCCGCAGCGTAAGTCGTAGGCGGAGCCGTCTGCGGTGGAGATGCTGGCACCGGGTTGCCATAAAAGCCACCCGGTTGCGCTTCTGCGTCCTGACTTGCGACGCGAACCGGCGCGGGCTCTTTTCCATACCGCTCGTTGGGCGTCAGAAACCATTCACCGTTGATGTTGGTAAAATTGCCGTCGGCCACTGCCCGTGTGGCCCAATTCGGAACCAACACCTCGCCATGCCCCGGCACGGTCATGCGCACGGCAGAGCGCACCAGAGACGGGTCCTTTTCGTAATAGGCGCGCATTCCAGCAGGTGAGAAAAAATGCGTCTGTCCCGCCTGCAAAGGGCCACTTCCGCTCGCTATGCGATCGTATTCTGCGCCCCACTTGTCGATGGCCTGGGGCGTGACCTCGTGCCAGCGATGGCCTAACGCAACTGGATCATAGTGGCGTAGATGACGAGTGGGGTCGCCACCTTCTGTGGCCAGCCTGTTGTGAAACGCATGCCCCACGGCAACAGAGCCTGCTCCACGCTGCTCTAGCTGCATAATGGCAGCGGCATAATCGCGCTCGGTTGGTTCCCTCCCCAACACGCTTCTTAGGTACTGCTGGAACTCAGGTACTCGCCTGTCGCGCCAGCTGGACATGTTGATACCTTAGCTGATGATTGCTCGATCGGTCACGCGACGCCAGTTCGTGCCATCAAAGAAAGCAGGAACGGCACCGCCCGTCTCATTGGTGACGTAGATCATCGTGCCAACGCCAGCCGTTGTGTAGGCAGTCGCCGACGCAACGGTGTAGCTCGGAAGGACAGGCAATTGCCCTGTCGCCTGAACCAGCCGCGAGATGTTCTGATTGAGCGCGATCAGATTGGATAGGAACGCCTGTTCTTGCTGCATCACAGCCTCCCGTCAGGCTGGCCGCGATAGCGCATCAAGCCAAGCCGCCACCACGACCCAAGATCAGCGCTGGCAATCTTGGCCTTCAGCCGATGGCCGCGCACCCGCGTCGTCATGTATTTCGTCGTGTCGGTATAGGACAGCGCACCAGACGTCATGACCTCGCCGGTCAGGTCATTGGTGGCCGTGATCGTAAACGACAGCGATGCTGGGGTGGTATCGCCGACCTTCTCGTATTTCATGTCCGGCCGAACCTGATCGACAAACATGCAGTTCTGGCCATCAGCGATCATCACCTCGCCGGTCTCCACATAGGCGTCGATTGGAGACCCGTCGCCGTCGTTGCCATCCTCATGCTGGTAGATAAGGCCGGCCGATGTTGCCGCAAGCGGATAGCCAAAGACGCTGACATCGAGCCCGCATGACCGGGCCAGCAAACCCTTGTCCCACTCGCCTTTCATGTTCATCTTGACGTAGCGCGAGCACTCCCCAGTGCCGTCCTGAACCGACGGATAGAAAAACCAAACCTCAGAGAAGTTGGCGACCGGCCACGCCCAGCATTTGTCTTGATTGGCGGTGTCAAGGTCCTGGAAAACGTCATCCCACACCGTGCATTCCAGCGTCTGCACGCCGCCCGCACCGAGCGTATAGAAATTGTTGTAGCCCATCCAGAACACACGATCCTGGATCACGGCTCGTGCGTATTGGGCAACTAAACCGCAGCCGGCACCGATCTCGTTGAACGAGAACACGAGCGGCTGGCCAACGTACTGCATCGACCACACGCCAGCGTCCGTCCAGATCAGCGCTTGGTTCGGGCCTTGTATGCCACCGACGATCCGCGAGCCGCTTGGCAGGCGCACAGAGCCCGCCTGATTTGTCGTATCAACCGTCCACTCGAAATAGTTGTCTTGATCGCTCCACCTGATCAACAGCGGGTCTTGGAACGCGCCAATATTTCCGGATGACGTTCTTGTAGTTGATCCATATGCGACCAAAATCTGTGCCGGCTGCGCAACGAAAATGCCGGTATTATAGATTGGCGCGTTCTCGGTTGTGATGGGGGCCATCGTCGTGAACCCGCCATCCGGGTTCCAATAATAGATCGCACCATCCAGCGGGCAGCACAGAAGCGTCTGCCCCCACGTGTCTATGGTGTAGCGCGTTGCTGTAATCGGATCACCAACCTGGGCGGAGCTTGTCGAGCCAAGGCCATACGTGCCGGTGCCGTACGTCGATAGGCCGTAACCAGCGCCAGCCGGCGGCGGACCCAATGTGATGTAGTACAGCAACTGAGCATCGCCGCCGTTCATGCTGACGGTTGCGGTTGATGTTGCCGTAGCGGATGCCGTGATCGTAAATGTGGACGACGTCGGCACCGTGATCACATCGTATGTGCCGACAATCGCTATTCCTCCGACTGTCGTTGACAGATCAAACACCGCGCGGCTGCCAATAGACAACCCGTGATCAGCCAACGTCACGGTGACAGTCGCCGAACCGTTTGTTGTGTCGAACACCGGAACAGCACCACCACTACTTACGTTGGCGGACGCGTTCGATGACGCTTCGATCTCGTAGGTTGTTGTTCCGGTGACAAGCGAAATGGGATACAAGCCAGACAAAATGACGCCACCGACGGAAATCGGCGTGTTGAAGTAGACGGCGTCATACGTGGTGACGTTGCTGATGTTCGGGTCATCGATCGTAACCGTGGCGTCGCCCAACGTCGTCGAAAAGTCGGGCGCAAAATCGCTTTCCAGCGTCTGCGGCGTGAGATCGGTCAAATCGTCGTTGGTGATGACACCAAATGACCCTGCGGCACCTACCGCGACGCGATCATTGCCATCGAAGTCTTGCCAGTCGAACATCGCGCGAATAGCGCTGCCCATGCTGAACGGCCAGAACTTGGTCCACCCGCCTATCTTCTGCGGCAGCCCATTGACGAACCGAATGAGGTTGCTGTCCGACCATCCGGCCTCGTTCAGCGTCGGCGTCAGCGTGGTATTGATGCCGGGTCTGATTTTGATCGGAAGGATCGGCATGTGTCTGGCCTAGCCTCGCTGCGGTTGAGCCACGGGCGATGGCTGCTTTGATGTCCAGCTGACGGACGCCCACCGCTTGCGTGCTTCCTCAAGGTTGGCCGATGCGAACAGCGTCTGGTACTGGGTTTCCCATGACGCCGACATCTTGGGATCATCTGATTGCGAGCCGAAATTTTTCTGATAGCCCGACGCGAAGACCATCGATGCCGCAACGAACAGGTCGGGCAGATAGTTGGTGAGGTACGTCGTAGTATTGCTTGCCGTCAGTGGCGCGGGCCTGATCTCACCAACCACCTCTACCGGCCATGCAGTACCAGGAGACGGACCAACGACAATCGTCTGGTCCGTGACCATGGCAAAATACTCAGGCACGACAGACGCGGCGGTTGACGTTTCGGCTGGATACGCAGCGTCGAGAAATTCCAGACTGACGGGCTGTAGCTGTGCCACGCGCACGTTGGCAAGGCTCATGATGTTGATTGCATCAAGAACGACAAACCGCCCGGCCGCTGGCGTCGGCAGAGTGAAATTGCGACTGTTGACCGTGAGCGTTCCCGTCGCGTCACGTACCGTCGTCGACAGAAGATCAAGCTCACGATAGATGCGCTGCTCGGCATAGTCGATGATCGACGGAAGTATCTGCACAAACTCCGTCTGAGACGTTGATGTCGTCATCAGATTGGCGATTGTGGATACGTATGTCGAATAGGTGAGTGCCACTACCTAATCTCCACTGGGATTGCCTGCACTGCGGCCTGCGCCGCTTGCGCTGCTTTGGTGCGCTCATGCTCGGCGATGGAGTGAAAAGCCGTGCCGACAACGTCTTCAATCCAGCGCTTGACAACCCACTCTGGTGTGCGCGGAATCGGATTTCCACTGTCGTCATTCTGATTGGCAAACGTCTCCATTCCCCATGCGATCAGCCGACCGACATCTTGATCCGATACGGACGCTGTTCGACTGGTGACTGTTCCATCGGTTGCCGTGATTCTGAACTCGATTGATGCCATTTATCCAATCCTCCAATTGGTGCCGTCATGAAAGACGGGGACAATGTTAGCGCCGCCTCCCGCAACAATTGATTGAAACGTCGTGGCGTTTGCGTCGGAAACCATGGCGCGAGCGCCCTGCTCACCAGTTGGAAGATTCGCCACGGTTGTCGTCGGCGTGATCGATATTCCTGCCTTGATTGTAAGGCCGGTTGTTTGTGTTTGCCCGGTTGTTCCGGATGCAGCCGCAGCAGGTGCCTGAAGAATAATCGACGATGGAGTGCCTGTGCCCGTGCCAGTACCGGCACGTATTGTCAGGTTTCCGCCACCGATGTTGCTGTCGGTTCCAGAACGCGATCCTTGCGCGCGCAATGTCTGCGCCACAGGTGACGCGGCATCGGCTGCACCCATCTGCAATGTAGCAGCGGCCGAGCGGACGAGAAACACGTCTTGCGACCCGAGCGACACGCCCATCGAAAAACCGCGGCCGACCCCAGAAAAATACGTGTTCCCAAAAGTGTAAACACTGCTTACACCGATCGTTCCGCCGGAGCCGTCCTCTATGTAACCGCCCGACGACCCGACAAATATCCGTCCGTCCTTTCGTACGGCAAACCTTCGCGTACCACCGACACTTACGTTGAACAGCTCGGAAGCCGCAGCACTAGCAGTATCAGTTACAGCGACAGTGATACCAGCAAACGTCGTGCCGCCACTGTTCCACGTCTGAGTGAGAGACCACGGTGCTGACGCTACAATGGAACCGCTCGATACAGTAAGGCCACCAGTGTCTCCGATCAAAAGAGCAGAGTCTTGCACCAGCTTGCCAGTAGTGCTGTCGAAGCGAACAGCAGCGTTATCCGTTGCGCTTGCAGGGCCGACAACGTCGCCGGCAGCAGCCCACGACCCATCGCCCCGCCAATAGGTTGATGCCGATGCGCCAGTCCCAGAGTTCAAGTTTGCAACAGGCAAATTCCCAGTTACGCCGTTAGACAGATCGACCTGAGCCCATGCAGGGTTATTGGAGGCTCCGGTGTTTGACAAGTAGCGTGTTGCCGTTGTGTTTTTGGCAAGGGTTGCCAGCGTGTTGGCTCCCGACGCATAAATGATGTCGCCCTGCGTTGCCGTGGACAGCCCAGTACCACCACGCGTCACAGCCAACTGACCGGACCAGCCCGCCGTGATCGACACGCTGTTAATCAGGGCTCCGGTCGGCGTACCGCCAAGCGTGAGTGTGACGTTGGTATCATCAGCCTTGGTCAGCGTGCCAAGCGACGTAACGCCGGTTCCGCCGTTGGCAACAACAAGAGTGCCACCTAGCGTAATTGTGCCAGATGATGTGATAGGACTGCCAGTAACCGTCAGTCCAGTTGTGCCGCCAGACAAGGCAACACTGGTGACGGTTCCACCGCCAGCGACTGCTATCCATTCTGTGTCGTAATTTGCATTGCTGGCCTTCGCCAAAACTTGGCCGGTCGTACCGCCAGTTGGCAACAGTCCGGACACTGAAAGAGCCTGATCGAGCGTGCAGCTATAAGGCTGCCCATCGGAAATTTTGTATAGCGGAATGCGATATCCGCTTGTTGGCGTTGGCGTTTCGGATGGAAGCACGCCGACCGTCTTGAATAAATTCTCGGTCGTCAGCCGGTAGCTGACACTGTTGTACGCTATCTCCAACTCCTCGTCGCCCGTCAGCGCGGTTGTGCGAGCAGGAAGCTGTGGGATTTTGACGTTGGCCATCAGTCGTTGCTCGTGTTTTCGTAGTCTTCGGAGCCGGTCGAATCCTTCACGCGAGGATCGTCGGATTCGGTGACGCGGGTGTCGTCGTTCTCAGTCACGCGATAATCGACCTCGTCGAACGCGTACGGCTCTGGCCGTGGCTGATCGACGGGCTCAGGGTCTGGCGGTATGATGATGCTGCGGAGAAAGTCGCTGGGCACATCCATACACGTCGAGCACACTTTCAGCTGAAGGTTGACCATATCCGATCCGGCCCACTGAAACTGATAGGACAGGTCCACCAAATTGTAATTCAGTCCGCACCGGTCACAGCTAGCCCATGCTTGCGGGCGCTGCGGATCGACCCGCGCTCTGCCATGCGGGCGCCACGCCATTGCGGTCTCCTAGCGATAGTACCCGCCGACGCGCGGCGAGACGTACATTTGCACTTGTTGCTCTGTGTCCTGGCTTGCAGCGATGTCCCACGACTTCTGGGCGCGGTTTGCCAGGATGTCGGCAAACGTCGGCCCAAGTGCCGCCTTGGCCTTTTCCGGGTAAACGGCGCCAAGCCTGTCGGCCAGCCCGTCCACGAATGCGGTGTTGAACCGATATGGTATCTCGACATTCATGCCGGCTGGCATGGTCGCGTCCTGAACCTGCCGCACGCACCTGATCTTGAGCGTATAGGTCGTGCTGTCGTCTGGCACGGGCCAAACCGTGACTTGCGGCGTCACTTGACGGTCAAACCAATATGACGTTGGGAAGCCTTGCGTCGATTTGTTTGGCATCGAAAAGTATTCAACAGTCGACATGGCTCCTAGCGGGCGATCTGTCGTCTGCGATCCCGACGTAGTCGAGATGTAGGCGACCTGGATAGCCACGACCTCGGGGTCAAGAGTGTACGTTGCCGTCCCAGACGATAGCGTTTCACTTTTCAACTCTGACAGCCACAGATTGGGCTGGAGGTTGGACCATTGGCACAGTAGCAGATTGGCCTCGAATGCCGCATCCGACATGTGCTCGACAACGATCTCGGTGCGCCGGATTCCAATGCGCGAGAACGAGGCGATGACCAGACGAGACAAAGCCGGATTAAAATTGTAGGTGCCGCTAGTCGCCATTAGGAAGCAGCCTCCAAGTCAATTGCCTGATCCTTCACTGCCCCCGCGATGACGATTTGAGCAGACGCCGATGGATGAATACCGTCTGGATAATCGGCCGGATCAGACGCGTCGGCGTCCTCGCCAACGCTCGTTCCGTACAGATCGACGTAGTAATCCAGGCGCACACCAACATTAGCGGCAATATCGGCGTTGACAGTAGCCCGCCACGTGTTCAGACCCGCCGTTGTAGATGGCGTGACGCTGATGACGCATACGGTGTGACCGGCCGATCTGCGCGCATCGGTGTAATCGTAAAGCTGCGACAAGAATTGCGCAGTCGTGTCGCCGTCTAGTGCGTAGTCATTGTATCCAACGACAAGAACCAGCATCTGACGCCCGGTTGGGCTGTTGGCTCTGTAGTAGGCAAGATCATCATCGACAGTAGAGGCGCGGCTAACCAGCGTTGCCATTGTTGCGCCAGACGTTGCGTAATTCCTCACGTCATACCCTACAGGAAGAAGTGACCATCGCAGATACCCTGCCATGCTCGTGCTCTGGGCAGGGCTAACGGCAATGCTGTTTCCATCAAACTGAACAAAGAAATCACAATTAGATGCAGCAAGAATTTTTGTATTTGCATCGCTTAAAGCTGAAGTCCACGCTGTAAAACGCTCTCCGAAACTATTCCAAAACTGACCTGTCCGCTGCGAAAACAAGGATACGCGACTAATATCGCTTGGGATAGACGCGCTTGTGTCTGTTGCAATTATTCCTTGCGTGCCAACCATGACAATATCGTTTGTTGCCATGGACGTTATGGCGCGTTGCCGTTTAATCGACGGCTGCCCAGTTGCGGCAGTGCTATCAACATTGGCATTCCACTGAGTGGTTGCAGCAGAGTTTCTTCCAAAATGAGTCATGCCACTCGTGCCTTGACGTGCAAAAATCGACGTAGACCCACTGGTGTGGTCGATTAGATATAAGGCTCCAGGGCTAGAGTCGTTGGCAACATTTCCAAACCCTTGAGCATAAATAGTCATGGCTATTGCGTTAAGCCAAGATAGCGCCGATCCAGTCAATTGAACATCGTCGGCAGACCTCGTCACAGAGCCCGTCGTCGTCGGGATCGGGCTCGACCGTTGCAGGTTGTCGTTCTCGTTTTGCACAAAATCGATGGCTACCGCGTCGCCGTTCGTGACAATGCGGAAGCCTACCGTGGGGTTGGCCAAGGTCTGAGTGGCGATCTCAACCGGACCCCACGATGACGTTGGAGATACGGCGGTCCACGTCGATCCGTTGTCCATCGTCATTTCGATGGTGCCAGAGCCGGTGAGTCGTTTCATATAGCAAGACTGCCACCGCGCCGACGAGGCCAGCGTAATTGATTGCAAGCAGGTGGCGTTGCCAGCCGTCGCCGTCAGGCTCGATGCGCCGTTGACCGTGCCGTCCGGGCCGGTCTGATCCTTAGCTGCGGTGCAGTTGGTCTTGGTCCAAGCTGCGTTGGTGAGATCGCGCGAATGCAGCACCACGTTGGTGCGGGATTCCTCGACCAAAGCTCCACAGTTCCCACGGCGAAGCGTGTTGGCAGCAAAAGACGTCAGAGTTCCGTCGGCAAGAGGATAGTAGGTTGTTGCCGGGCTTGCTCGCGCGCACGTGACAATCGCCGTGGTGATTGTCGTCTCAACACCGTTGATCCACACGCGGTCGTTGATGAAATCCAGGTCTATGTATGGCTCAACTCCGCCAGGAGCCAAAACCCAGGCAGGGATAGTCTCAACAATAAGCCCTGAGCCACCAAGACCGTCGATGAATTGGAGTCCGTCTCCGAACACCAATCCGTCGCGACTGTCGATCAAGCCAGACATGCCAGCATCCTCGTCAGAGCGGCACGTTGGCGGACTGAAGAACGGTGTACGTGACGGTGCCTGACCCCGAGTTCAGCAGTATTCGAGTGACGCGCGGGGCATACGCGTAGTTGCCTTGCGCCGTGGCTGTCGCACCAACCAGCGCCGTGTCAGGATGACTTACCCAGTTGACGTTCGCCAGCCCTACCGAGTTCGGATCATCAAGCGATTGCTGAACGGTATAGTTCACGGTGCCGCTGACGGAAACCTGCAACGCCGTCGGTGCAAACGAGAAATTGTCGAGAAACACCGGCCTAGATGCTGCGACGCCATTGGTTCCGACCGTCACAGTTCCAGCCGTTGCGGCCGAACACGTGATTGATGTCACAGTCTTGAAATCCACCGTCGTTGTTGCTGCGCCGATATTCGCGCCAGTGATGGTCTGCGTCAGAATGTTGTTGCCGCCATCTGTGCCGGTAATGGTGAACGTCTTGGCACTGTCGTTGCCACCCGATGTCACGATGATGCGGCGCCCCATATCCAGGGTAGCCGTGCCATTGACACCGACCGAGACGTTGCCAGCTGCCGCATTCGATGCAGTGACAGCGGTCACGGTCGAGAATCGTTTGGTCGTCACAACGATCGATGTGTTCGATCCGGTCAGAGTCTCCTGCTGATAGGTGCCGCCCTGGCTATTCGGGCCGTACAGGATGCCCTTGACCGTAAAGGTGATGCCGGTGTCGTTGCCGGCCGACGTGATCGCCACATAGGCGCCGTCGCCAAGGTAGGCCACTCCGGCGCTGACTAAGCTGCCGTTTAGCGTCAGGTTACCAGCACCAGCAACAGCCTGAGCTTGCGCAATCGATGTAGCAGAAAACCCGGACGAGAGCGCCCCATTGATCGCCAGCGCAAACGCGCCAGGAGCGGTCTGCGACGCGCTGATGCCGTCAGCATCTGCCGTAACCAGCGGGCCTACCGTGACAATCATTGGCTGCATTTTGGTGTTCTCCGACGGGTGGAAAAGGAAAGCGCGCGGCCAGACGTGGACCGCGCGCCATTGATGTGAGCGCTGTAAGCCAGGGGTTACATTGTTGAGATGTAACCCTTGGCGATCATCAGCACTTGCCCGCCGACGTAATCGGGTGCTTCGACGAGCTGGCGGACAGCGGGCTCTTGTCAGCGCCAACTCGACCGCCTCGCGCTCGATCGAGGCGTTTTGGTGCAGCACCACCAATAATGCCGACGGTCTTGGCCTTGGCCTCCTTCTCAACGTCGGCGTTGCCGCCAGCGTTTGCCGGAGTGGGCTCTTTGGCCATGACGCCGTTGTGCATCTTTGCCTTCTTACCGCGATGTTTCATGATGTCATTCCTTCAATAAAGGATCACGCGTCATTTGCCGCAGAGACGAGAACTAACGCTCTTGCGACACAAAAACGTAGTCGAGCGACAGGATTTTAGCCACGGCCTCGCCATTCTGGATGCCGAAGCTGATGGTCAATTCCTCGTCGTCCGGCAGGTTCGTTGTTACCGACGATGCCACGCGGACGTCATTGACGTAGATGTCGATGGAATTGCCGCCATTGTAATAATAGCCGACGCTGACGTACGTATCACTGACGATGGTGGTCACTGCCGTGGTCGTCGACGTCGAGTTCTTTGTGACCAGCATATTCAGCGTGGCCGAACCGTCGTCTTTTTGGAAGTACACGCCATCCGTTACCGCAAGCGGCGTTGTGTCGGTGATTTGCAGACCGATCACAAAGTCCGATTGGGTTGCGTCGCTGATCTTGAAGCGCGTCTTGAACCACAACTCCTTTCCGCTTGTGAACTTCCATGTTTCGACAGTGGCGCCTGACGTATTGCCAGACCACTGAAGAAAATTGGCGTCGTTGTCTGCGGCAGCGTTTGTCACGACAAGAATACCGTTGGCAAGGTTGCCTACGGCTCTGGTTCCAACTCCAGTCTCGGTGATGGTCCAATCAGCAGCAACATACTGATCGAAATCATCGAACCAAGTGTGGTTCTGTGTGGGGTCTGGCAACGTATACGTGCCGAGCGTCCAACTCTCCTCGGCTTGCGTCACGCCGCCCACAAAATTGCTAGGCATGGGCTTTTGATCTCCTGTGCGAGAACCTGCCGGGCACCACGGTCGATGCCCGGCCGATGCGTGACGTTACGAGCTTGGGAACGAGCCCCAAACCGCGCGCGGATCGTTGTAGAAGAAGCCGAACCGCTCGTAACCCTTGACGAGAAGGTTGTCGGTGATGTTGTCCACCCACATGTCTGTCTCGTAGGGAACGCGCTCCAGGTGAATGAAGCCCTCGATGGACGTATCGAGGAACCACGCACGGGAGTTCGTGAGGTAGTCCCACGCGATGTACTGCGAGAGACCGCCGGAGAGCGTCAACACGGCGTTGACGTCGTTGTTCGCAGTGCCGGGTCGCAATTCAGACTTGAGCAGGCGGATGGCCACCTTCTCAAGCTCAAGCGGCACGACCAGACGCTCGGCACGAGCGTAAATCTTCAGCCCGGCCTCATCCACGAAGTCGCGACGCACAGCCGTCATACCATCAAGCAGCGATCCCTCATTGAGATCGAGATCGGTGGTCGGACGATTAGCCCACGTGCCGCCGTCGTAGGGGTGGTCGGTGGCGCAAAGCGCCTTGCCGTCGCCGCCGAGACTGGTGCTGTACGTGGTGGCCGTGTTGAAGATTGAAGCAGCCTGACGTTCCTTGTACTGGTTGAAGGCTTTAGCGAGACCAAGAGCCGTCGGCTTGAACTCCGTCTTGTAGAGGTTGTCGTCGATGGCCTTGCGAGTGATCGCGTAGCCAAGGCCGACTTCCTGCGGCTCCATGTTGTACTGCCAGCGCTCGCCGGCGTTGTTGTCGAATGCAGTTGCCGCGCCTTCGTTCTTCAACTCAGGCAGGGACATAAAGCGGGTCTGAACGCTCCGCTCGATCTGCATATTCGACTTACGCTTGGCGAAAATCTTCCCGTAGAAATTGGGAAGGTCCTTGTACTCGCCAGTGACTTCCATGAGTCCCGGCAGCAGCAGGTCACGAATCTGACCAAGTGCAATAGCCATGTGTCATTTCTCCTTTGGTCAGATGGCTTAGATGCCGGTGGAGCCAGTGTTGTTGGCAGCAACGACGACCCAGTTGTAGGACGACGCTTCGGTTCCGGGCGAACCCGAGACCGCAATGTCGGACCACAGCCGCATGATGCGGAAGGGAAGGGTTGCCGTAGTCGCAAGCGTCGCATAGTCGACGGTCGCGCCCGAGAACGCACCGCCAAGACTGGAGCCAGTTCCGATTGCAACGTCGATGTTCTGGCCGACATCGGCAAGAGTGAACGCAGTGCCAGAGCCCTGCACTACAAACTGCGGCGCACCTGCGGCGAACAGGCACGGAATGACATACGCCTCCACATCACCGGAGGCGTTGGCACCGGGCCAGTAAGGCGAGTTGACGGTGCGTCCGACGCTGGTGTTGTAGTATTTGCAGCCGACGAAGATACCCGCCAGCTGAGATACCGCCGTGCCGGCCGTCCACTGAGCGATGTAACCCGTGTTCAGCAGCTTGACGGGGTCCTGGTAGTAGATCGCCGTGGTGTTGTTTGATGCGACCTTGAACACTCGGTGCTCAAAGTTGGGAGAAGCGCCGCCGGAATTGCCAAGCATCTTGAACCCGAACGGCGCGTTGGTGTTAGCCATTGCGTGATGTTCCTTTTGGGGATTGGCATCAGCCCGAACGCGCGCCGGACGGTGTAGCCTGTATCCCAGCAAGCGTTGCCGGGACTGGGGTTGAGAACGCTGAAACGACAATCGGGGATGGTCGCGTGACCACCCCCGATCGGGTACGCTCGATACCTGTCGCGCTTAATCAACTGTCGATGTCGACCTTGCGCGAGTAGACTGGACGCAGGGACGGGTCGGTTGCTTCCGGCCGTCCCGTGCGCACATAGTTCGCCGCGCGAGCAGCCGGCGAATCCTGATCGAAATAACCGGGACGGGCGGCCTCGTTGCGAGGCTTGCGGCTCTTGTCCAACTCCATGCGAGCCTTTTGCTGTTCCTCGTAGCGCGCTTGAGCCACGAACGTCTCAGGGCACTCCATGAGGATCAGCCCCTCGAGTCGCACCGGGTAATCCGGATGGCGATCGGCCGGGACTTCGCGCCAGCCATTGCGCTTGAGCTTGCTGATGTTGGCCGGATCAAGCTCGCCTAACATCATCTCGCGACACCACTGGTAGACCATCCCCTCGGGCACCAGATCGCGAGGGATATGATACTGACTGTCGGTTGTCGCGACAGCATCGCGAACAAGAACTTCGCCAGTGACGGGGTGGGTGAAGGTCAGCGCGCCTGGACGTACGGTCTCGCGGTCGGGTGCACGCTCGGGTGCAACCGGCTCGCGGGCTTTGGCTCGGGCGGCTGGCTTGGCTGCTACTGCTGCATCTGCCATGATCATGATCCTCAGTTGGAGACGCCAAGGCGCCCTTGTTGCTGCGCAAGGACGAGGTTCCGCGCATAGGCTGTGTGCGAGATACCCATTGCGTCGGCCATCTCCGCTTGCTCGCGCGTCAGCTGCACCTTGAACCGGCCATCGCTGCCGCGCTGGACGATCGGTGCATCACGCGACACTGGCGCAGATACGCGAGGCGCCACCGTCGGCTTAGGCTCCGCCGCTGCCGCTTTGGTGTCGACAACAACATCATCCGATGCGGCAGCAGACTTGTCGTTCTTTTCCACCCTGGCGTCGTCCTTTCCAGCAAACCCCATCTCGCGATCAAGCGCCGCGAAATACTCATCGGTGCCGACCTTGACGCCAGACCGCATCACAGTCTCGTTGGCTGCCATCGCGCGGAAATAGGCCGCACGATCGTTCATCGGCATGCACTCTGGATGGTCGCGAAACCACTGTTGAGCGCGCGCGTCGAACTGCGACAGGAACGCATCTGCCGGGTCCGCAGCCTCGGATGCAGGCGGCTCCGACTTTGCTGCCGCATCGGCCTTGGCCTTGGCAGCGTTGGCACGCTGCTCAAGCTGAGACTTGCCATCCTCAAGGTTTGTGATCTTGGCCCGGACCTCAGCAAGCTTGTCGGCCGCCTCGGATGCCTTCTCGTAATCACCAGCTTCAAGCGCAGCCTTGTGCGCCGCCTTCCACGCTTCGATGTCGCCAGTCGCCTTCACCAGCGCATTCGACACAGCTACAAGATCGGACTCGGCTGCTCTGGCTTGAGACACAGCGACGGTGGCCCCGCGCTCATGTGCCAACTTCTCAGCATCCATCCGACGCTTGCGCTCCTCCGCGAGACGAGCATTCGTCTCGTTAAGGCGCCGCACGAGATCGTTCTGATCTGGTGAGGCGGCAACCTTCTCGACTTTGCCGGCCGTGGGCTGTGCGGATGACGCACCTTCCTTGCCCGGAACCTTGAGGCCATACGCCGTCTCTAGCGCTTTGACCTCGTCGTCACTGAACGTGACGTCAATCATCTCGTCTGCCATGTGGATCACCAAATTGTCTCGGGGTCTCTGACCTTGCCACGGATCATCGCGCTGCGAATGAGTCGGCACGAAACGCCGTTGAGCGCGATTTCCCATCCCTCCGATGGGCGGTAGACGACCCAGTCATGAATCTTGGGAGGCTCACCTTCGTAGTAGTGGTGGCCAGACTTGTCGTACTTGAATGCCGTCGGTCCCTTTTTGAGCAAGAGCCCGACCTTGCCCTGAAACCGATCCTCTTCTTTTGCCTTCGGCGTGATAATAATGCCGCCCTTCGTTTTCTCCGGCCGCACAAAGGTCGCAAGAAGAACATCATCCTCCATTAGCTCGTAGCCCTGGATCGCAAGCTCGCCGATTTGGTCGATCAGCGCTTTCTTTGGATCATCTGCCTTGCTCAGCTTTTCGATTGATATAGAGATTGCCGCATTGCTCATGCGTTTGCCCCATGGTTTAGGTTCACCGCGACCGGCATGGTCACGTGGCGGATGACGCAGAACTGAATGGAAACTCTAGTGGCTGGCTACCGACGGATAGCAGGGAAGCTCTTCTATCGAGATTGTGTTCTGATCGAACCGCCAATCTCCATCCTTCGACCGATGCACCGTCCATGCCGTGATTTGATCGCCTTCGATGCAGCGAACGACAATGACGCCGTCGTCACCGAAATCAACATCGAGCGACCCAAAATTGAGATGCACGCACGGCGCACACCTCAACTCGGGCGATTGGGATTTTCTTCGTCTTGCTCGGCGATTTCTTTGCACCACTGCCTCACGTGTTCGAGTGCTCTGATGTATCCACACCGACTTTGATAGTCGGCGTAGTCAGTGGCGCTGCCGATCGCAACTTGAGTAACGCAAAGGTCCGCTTCCTCGCGAATCTTCAGCAGCAGACGCTTCATGAACGTGCGATCGGCAGGATGCAAGATCAGTCCTTCTTGGCCTGCATGGCCTCTTTCTCAAGGCGTCCCTCGCCAGAGCCCGCACCGGCCGTAAGGCGACCGCCAGACGCGCGCATCTGCGGCGGTGGCATCGGTGGTCCACCAGGACCAGCGGGACCGGCACCCGGTGGCGGCATGGCGCCAGCAGGTGGCATCGGCGGCATGGCAGGCGGCGGCATCGGTGGCGCAGCGGGCTTGTCCATCGGAATGGGCACCGGCATCGGCGTCGGCTTGTCGTTGCCGATCATCACGTTGACCGTGGTCTTGCCCTTGCCCTTGCCATCCTTCTTGCCCTTGCCGCCATTTTTGCGATCAAGACGACCGCGAGCCGGTGCGCCTTCGATGGCGCCGCCGAACGCGCGATGCTTGATAGGAGAACCGTATGGGTCGTGCGTTTCGGATGAATGGCGCTTGCCTGCACCTACGCCTTCCGCTCCGTATGATTTCAGCTTGGTTTTGGCATCGCGCTCGATTTGAGCTTTAAATTCCTTCATGTGCGGGTCTCCGGTCGGAACCAAGTGCGAGCCCAAGGCCACCCTTTTCGATCCGGCTCGGCAAGAGGATCGTAGGCGTACTCGATATACGCGATCAGCTTCTGGCGTGTGCTGTCCTCGTAACGCCAACGGCGCCGTTGCCCCGCAACAACGGCATCCAGGACGGACCCACCCTCATAGACCTCGCATCCGACTGGCGGCTTGGGCACCATCACTCGACTGATGCGACGGTTGCGCCTTATGCGAGCTGCCATGGCTCTATTCCCTCGTAATACGGCACGCTGTCGACATCGAGGAAATCCTTGACCATCGGCTCAGTCTCGGGATGGACAGACAGGTTGCCGGCCAGCTTCAGCTTCTCCACCATCAACTTGGTGTCGCGGTCCTTTTCCTTCTCGATCCGATTGGCCTCGATCTCAGCCTGACGGACCTGAGCATTGAGCGCGGCGACAGCGAGCTTCGGATCGATGGCAGGAGCCTGCGGCTCTCCCGGTGCCGACGCCACCGCATGATCCTGCTTCATCTTCTCGATCAGCAACTGCGTTTGCAGCTTCTTTTCTGTGTTAGCAGCATCGGCCGCGATCTTGGCCTGTTGCACCTGAGCATTGATGCCGGCCGTAATCAATCGTGGGTCTGGCGGCGGCGCCATCGGCGGCTGTTGCGGAGCGAACAACTCTTGCGGGTTGTCGATGCCAAGCGCTTTTAGCGTAGCCTCATCGACTTTGCGCGCGTCGTATAGTGTGGGATTGGCCATCTGCAGCTGCTTAACGCCCGCCCACTTCATGATGCGGTGCATATGGCTTGGCGTGTTCGGGTCAGCCTGCGGAACAAGATCGTAATCGTTCAGCGCCGCAACCAAGTTCTGCTGGTTCCATTTCGGCTGACCTTTGCGATGGCGCCACAGCGCCTCCGGGTCCTCCTGAAACAGCCGCTTGAGCAGCCGCAGTTCCTCACTCTGCGAAGCGTGCAGCCCCTTATGGACCGCACCCTCAACCTTCATCTGCTGCTCGATAAGAGCCAGCGTTGTGCCGACGGGTGCGTTCTGCTTGCCCTCACCGACTTGCGTCTCTGCCATGTTGCCGACGCGCTGGCCGACCGTGCGAACGGCATCCAGAAACTGCATGAATGCCGGGCCGGGCTCCTTGTATGGAAGCGGCATGACCATGTCGCGGATGGCCTGCTGGCCATTGGATTGCAGCGGAGCGCCGCCACCCGGTGGCACGCGGAAGTGGTTCGTCATCTGCTTTGACGAGCCGGTTTGCAGGTACAAGAAGCCGGGGAAGTTGGCCAGCATGCCGGCGTCAAGCACTTCGCGCGTGCCGGCGGTCAGTGCGACGGCGATATTGCCAAGAATGTGCAAGAGGCCAATGCCGTAGAACCCAAACGCCTTGATGTAGCTGTACTCGACGAACGTCTTGCGCGGCTGATACTCGGTGTCGTCCTCGTCCCAATTGCGCCGAACCTCAAGCACTTGTTGCGAGGTTTTGTCGATGGTTACACGATACGGGAGCGGCAGACCCGATTTCTTGCCCTTGATCTTGTGCTCAAACCCTTGGATGTCGAGTTCGCAATAGCACTCCCACAACTCGTAGTCCTGATCCTCCGGCCGCGTCATCGACGTCGGCTGGATACCCTGGATGTTTGCGACCTTCTGATCGACGGCATCGGGAGAATTCGGCTGCGGAAACAACGACACGTCGCGGTACACGCCAAGGATTTGCATCCTAACCATGTCGGACGGCTTGAGCCTGACAACCTGAGTTACGCGCGCTGCCGACGACAGATCGACCGCCGCATTAGACACGATCAGGTCCTTGGCATCGACGTACTCAGACACCGGCCGGTTCTTGAGCGGCGAGTGATAGACCTTCTTGAACCCTGACCCACCAAACCCGGTCATGAACAGCATGCGCCTGGTGTCTGGATAATAATCCGACGCGACTGTCGTCAGATACGTGTTCATGTCCCTTTCAAGCGTTTCCGCTTGCTGGTCTTGTGCTCCGATTCCAGGACCGTCGTTGCGCACCTTGACCGGTCCGCTCGCCGGCAGAAGCTCGGCGCTGGCGTTGGACATGAAGCGAATGCACGCCTCAAGCAAGATTGGATCACGGACAGTAGACATTCCCTCTAGCGGCGCGCCAGAGGCTATGTCCGACTTCGGATCGTCCAGCTTGAGGCCCAACAGATCGATGCCGCGAGCGCGTGCCTCTAACCATTGCGAGCGGGATTGATCGTCGGTTGTGATGGCCGTCCACAGATCGGAGCCGATGCGTCCAAGCTCGGCAGGATCGATCTTGTCGGCCAGATTCTCGTCGTGCCCTTCAAGGCGCTGGTTCGGCGCATCAAAGCGTGGCGAGAAATCAATGACAACAGAGCCGTCGGGCAGCTTGATCTCAAGTGTGCCGTCCGATGTCAGCTTTGCGGCCTCGCCCAAAGGCTCATCGCTCTCTCCCTCAACGATCACGTCAAAATCTGCGTCGATGATTGAGTTGAGCGCGTCCATGTGCGGTCCTTACTCGGCGGGTGGCTGAGACGCAGCGGCCTGAGCGATCGACGACCTCACCAGCGATGCCATGGTGTGCATGTGCTCGATGTGGCTGACGATCTCGTCCCAGTTTGCTGCGGCCTGCACTTGCGACAGATGCGAAGCAAGGTTCTTGCCGGCGTGAATGATGCTGCCGATCACGTCGGCGACGGTCGGAGTAAACTGCTCGTGCGGATTGCTACCGTCCATGTTCCTACATCCCTAGCGGTTGTGTTGTGTCGCCCCGAAGCAGCCACCGCTTGAACTGCCCGATTCCCATCCTCGTGACGGCACCGATACGGTCTGCCGCTTTGTTGTCGGAAAATGCTTTTTTGTACGTCTCAATGGCCTCGTCTTTCGACGTGAACCCCGCCATAACCTTGTGCTCATCGAAGCGACCGGATCGCGCGTCGATCTGGTCAATAACGTACACATCGAGCGCCAGCGGGTTCGAGCCCATGTAGACATCGATATGGTCATCGTCGGCGCCGATCGAGCGCTTGAAGTACCCGTACGAGGCCGGCATCACGACCGACCACTCATGCCCCTCGCGCGTCTTGCCACGACGAATGGAGCCCTTGGCGTTCTCGATCGAAATCACGAGGCCGTGCCAGCGCAGCTTTCCCTTGGTGTAGTTCCCGGCCGCGACCTTCGCCTCGCTTGGCTTGCGCTCGGTTTTTGCCGCTGCCTGATTGACCTGATCTCGCGCTAGCCGCATGGCCGTGCGGACAATGTCGCGACCGATCATTGCATCCTCACGCGTGGTAGAGCGGTGGCAGCGTTGCGCGGTGAACCGATCGAGCCAATCTTTCCTCCTCGCGTTCCTCGCGGCGGACAGCCATGCCGATAGACCGCAGATGCTTCAACGCTTGCGTCGCCGAGTCAGTCAGGTCTCGATACCGGCCGTTGGGGAACACGGCGGCCTCGTCGATCAAAAGTTGGGCGAAGTCTCGGCACACCAGACTATCTGGATCATCCTCATCCGAGCGGCTGGCCGGCACATGCACGAACCCGTCGGCCCACAAGTGGACCACGGCCATCGCTCGAAAATACTTGTCCCCTTCCGGGTCGATCAGCTCAACACCCCAGCCCTCATTGGCATAGAGCCGCAGCATCTCTTGAGCCACGGTAATGCCGCTGGCCTTGGCCTCGATCAGCAGCCGATCAACTCGAAGCCGCTTGCATTCGTAGGCGACCCACTCGACCAGCCCCCACTGTTTTTTGGCGCGATCCACCCATAGGCGCTCTGTCTCGCCGGGCTTCCGCTCGACCTCCGGGCCGTGCATCTCAAGATGCTTGCGCCACGCTTGCAAAAGCATGACCTTCGGGTTGCCATGCTTGTCGCGGTAGATGCCCCAGACCGAGAACCCTGACGGGTCGTTGCGCTCGTTCTTGGTGTAGGCGCTATCCAGGGACGCCACGATGTATTCCATAGGCGGCGGCGACTTGCCGATGGGTATTTCCTCGTAGACCCACCAGTCCCGTTTGAATATGCCGCCACCCCGTGGCTCCGGGGATTGCTGGTATTGGCCTGCCCACAAGAACGGGTTGCGCCGGAACCTCGACAGCGTGTCTTCCGGGTAGCGCTCTGGCCACGCCAACTCGCCGTATTCCGTGCGAGGATCGGTCCAGCCGATCGATGTTGTGTAGCGCCTGCCATCCCACTCCATCGGGATCATCAGGTGCTCGTAGTCCGGCTCGTGCGAGATGATGTGGCCAGCAACGTCGTTCTCGTGAACCCGCTGCATGATGACGACGATGGCCGACTTTTGAAGATCGTTGAGGCGATTGCTGAGTGCTTCGTCGAACAACCGAACCGTCTTTGATCTAATCGCGTCTGACTCTCCGTCCGCCACGTTATGCAAATCGTCAGCGGCGAGGCGGTCCCCGCGCTCACCAGTGGATACGCCTCCGATCGACGATGCCAGCTTCCATCCCGTTTTGTTATTGGCTGGCTTCTCGACGCCGTCCGACGTCAACGAAAACCGATCGCCGTAAAGAGTTTGGTACTCTGTGGATTTGATCAGGTCCTTGAACTTGCCGTTGTCGCGCTCCGTGAGATGCACAGCGTACGAAAACGATAGTGTCCGAAGGTGCGGGAGGTTCATTGGCCCCCATTCCCAAGCCGGCCAAAAGCAATTTGTAAGCATGCTGTTGTGAACTGCGATACCATTAACAACAAACGACGCATCTTCATCCACCGTTAGACACCTGCATTCGCCAGAGCCATTGGCCACAACCGACATGACCTCGTCGGTGTAGATTGGCGGCTCAAACCGATCCGCGAAAGCAAGCGCCGCGATATCACGCTTGCGCTTCATCAAGCCGGGAAGCTTTGCAATCTTTGCGACTTCGTTACGTGTGCTTGATTGAATGATGTACGACACATACTCGCCGCCCGGCTGTGCCTTTGTCTCAAGATCATGCGTGTGGCGACGAATGCGCGCTTCGATGTTTAGTATGCCCAGTGCCTTCAGAAGATCGTGCGCCAAGTCAAGGCTTACGGTGCTGGCCGTAGCCAGCATAGTTGTCTTTTTGTTGGCGTGTCGAACGGTGACGTTGCCGTCGCAGGACCAATAAGCACCCACAAAGTTTGCAATAGCCGTTGGGCCAGACTCCATAACAGCTTGCGGGATACGCTTTGTGTAACTGTTCGACAGGTACAGCCCGTGACGTTTTAGCCATTCCAAAACCGGTGGCTCGTTCGATTTGTCTTTCCATCGACCTTCCGTCGATTTCAAAACAACCTTTGACGCCTTTACTCGCTCATTCGGATGCTTGATCTGGTAAGCGTAGAAGCCGCACGCAGAGGCGCAGTAAATAAAGTCGTCAATGGCATCTTGGTCCATGTTCACGAAGGCAAGCGACCGTTGCGATATGCATCCGTCGCCAACTAAGTATCCAAGAAGACGAGCCTCTTCCGGCGTCATGCTTTGATGGTCAGGATAAGATTCCAGTCGCGGCACGCCAACATAATTACCGGGTCTCAGATTTTTCAACTCAACCCAACCGTCTGGTGTGAGGAACGGATGATCTTCCGCCGCCCTAACTTCTCGCCCAGCCCAAGTCGTTAGCTTGAGAAGAGGAAGCACGCCCTGCTCGTGCACTGCCGTAACGCGTCGCAGGCGCCCCCTGTGCGTGACGACCATATCGTCGACCTTAACGTCGCCGAGTCGTTTGTACCCCTTATCGGTTAACACCGGCTCGTCTACGTGAACGGGCTTGCTGAATCCTGGCGGGACGTTAATCAACATTCTTGTGATCTGTCCGTACGTCACAGCCTCTAGGTGCTCGCAGATCGCTCTGATTGCCCACCCATCGACAAACGGCGTCTTGGGTTCCAGCACGTGCCAGAAGTACCGTACGAACTCGAATAGGCCACCCGGCTGGCAATGTTTCTGCTTGGCCTGACGGCGCAGCAACTCCCGTCTCAGCGCTATCTGGCGTTCCAGAATAGGGCGACGGGAGCCAAGCGAGGACATATGTCTAGCGCTTAACAGCCTTCCGCTTGCGCGGTTTTTTCAACCTTGCAAACTCAGCCTTTGTCCAATCTTTCCACGGCGCGCGAGGAACGGTAAATTTCCAAAGCCTGCGCCTAAATTCGGAAAGGTCCTTGAATTTTTGATCTCTAAGTTCCTGGCCATCAAACAACATTTCACGCCGACCAGTTTTTAAGTCTACGAGAAATAGCGCATCCAAATTGACATCTGCCTCAACGTGGAGACAAATATTTCTGTCAGCTCTAGGATGGTTGAAGGCGTGAGCAAACACGCCCGGCTTGAGCATTTTGCACCATAGCTCCGCATTCGGCATTAGTTCACCGTCCCGTTGCCGTCGTGCATGTTGGCGATCTCGGCATCCGTCAATCGCTCAATCTCGTTGACGATCTCCTCGTCGGTCATGTTGGTGAAGTCGCCGGGGCCACCATGCTCGTTGTGCTTAACGTCTTTCCATTCCTTGGAGCGACGGTTCTTGAGCCAGAAAATTGCCGCTGTTGTATCGGCAGCAATCTTCTCTCGATACTTGGCGTAAACGGGCTCAGACGCACCTGCCGGCATAAAGATTTTTACCGCTTCGATCTCGTACCCAACGGCTTTCTGGTACAACGATCGCTCAACCCGTTCATCACAAACAGATTTCCCGCTCTTTAGGGCCTGACAAAATGCTTCGTGCTCGCCTTTCCACCGGTAAACCGTTCGCACGGATACGTTGAAAAAGTCGGCGATCTCTTCATCCGTTGCGCCAAGCATGCACAGCTTTTCAGCCTGGACAGCAAACTCTGGCCGATACTTCGGCGGACGCCCCCTCGCATCTTCTGGTGGGTTAAGAGGCGACGTCGCCGGCTCGACGCTTTTGCCCTTGGCGCGAGCCTCCGCCCTGTCCGCTGCCGCTTTGACCTCAGCCTTTGTGAGCGGCTTCTTGCTCAATCCCTTTGCCATGCCTCTTTCTCATCACAACAAGTGTCTCGATCGCAACCAACGGAACCTTGATGCCATCCCGCTTCATGCATATCAGACGACACGCAAAGTCTCTGAACATGCGATCCCTGACCGCACGATAAATCTTGTATTCTGTTGCGGTCGGGTAAGTCCCACGAGACCGTGTAAAATGGACCATCCATTCCCGCTCAGTCCGCATGCTCACAAGATACCCGGCACATTCCAGCACGTAACGCTCAAAAGTTGTTACGGTGCCTGGGGAAACATTTGTAAGTTGGCCACTAGGAAATCCCTGAATTGTGTGGCGCTCCAACTGGTACGCGCGACCTTCGCTCAACCCATCTTCAATAATCTCGACCGCGACCTCGTGACCGCTGCGAAGTATGTCCCTAATACGGTCTGCCTTAGACACATTGTGCCCGCGCCAAAATTTGGCGTCCCGAACGTGGGCGTTCTTTCGGTATCCCTTGCCCTTACCTACGTAGAACACTTCGCCATTGCGCGGGTCGACGAGTTGGTAGACGTAGAACACGTTGCCGTTCTTTGGTACTGGCATGACCTATGACCGACCGCTAAACCTTCATCCAAGGGCCGCCTGCTCTACGAACCCAGCCGTCAAACATCCTGTCCACTGTGATCGTCTGAGGATCGGGACACGTGGTTTCTGACGTTACGACACTGACAGCGGATGCGCCAGTAAGCGTGTTGTCTTTCGGAAGCGTAAAGGTGTGAACGTGCGGGCTGATGAGCGCTTCGCCCCATGTCGTAACGACGGGTGTGACGCCAGTATTATACACCTGCGGCTCCACCACCATGATTGGATTAGCCTCTTTCAGCGCCCTATCGTGCTTGGCGATAGCCCTGCCGACTGCCAGGATCAGATCGTCCCTGTTGATCCGGCGCTCGCGCTCGATGGTGTCCATGATCTCATCGGCGATGTATTCGGATGTCGATTTCATGCGGTTCCCCTCTCCGCTTGACGCCACTTGGCCGCGATGGCCATGTGCTCTGGCGATACCGGCCCGGTGAACGGCTTGCCGTCCAGGTCCACGATCTGCCCGTTTGCCTGAACCACATACCCAGATGGCACGATTTGCTTGAGAACTTCCGCCGGCAACCTGTGCCTTTTGCGGAAGTGCTCTTCCGCAGTGCGTAGCTCGCACTCTAGTGTCGGGCATTGCATCAAGATGAGGCCATGGCGCTCAAATGCGATGGCTGCGTCCTCTACCGGCATGTCAGGATGCGCAGACGGGCGGACAAACGTCCAGCCATGGTCGATGCGCTCCTCTAGGTTGGCAAGGTCCGGCTCTCCCATCAGCGATGTCCTGACCCAATTGTAGGTCATGCCATGGGGTGGCGTCAGTGCGGTAGGGGGTGGCACCGCTTCTGCGATGGCGGGTTGTGCCGGCGCCAGAGGCACCTTGGGCAGAACAGCAATGACCGCAGTGCCGGCTAGGCCCTTGAGAAATCCGCGCCGGGTTAGATCGATAGTCACTGCTCGCGCTTTTCCCATGCTGAACAGAGTGTGAGGTCTGTGGTGTAGACACAGATGACTTCAAATAAAGCGGGCTGAACCGTTGATGTGTTCGCCAACTGATGAAGCGAATTCCTACTGCATACTCCAACAGCAGCCCTATCAACCGCCCCGGTCGTTCCCCAATGCTTGCAATTCCCGCACTTTGGGTTGCGGTCTTCCAGCTTCGCCTTGAGATAGGCGGTGATGTCGTCCTGATGTGCGGCGCTCACGCCTTCTTCCCCTTGGCCTTGGGCTTGATCGGTGTGACGTTGTCGAGTTCCGACGCGGGCGTGGGTGGCGGCTCGGCGACAACGGGAGCCGGTGTGGGCTCAACAGGCGTTGGCGCGGGCGCGGCGGCCTTCGGGGCCTTGGGTTCTGCCTTGGCGCGCAACTTGGCAATCGCGTCAAACGCAGCAATGACCGTCTTGGCATCATCGATGCGACCGGTGTGGTCGTTGCCCGGCTTGTTGGCGTGGGCGTCAGTGATGGCCTGTGCTACGGCCCTGATCTCGTCGGGATGCATGCGTCCCCTCAAACACAAATGGCCGGAGCCCAATTGGGTCCGACCTCGTTATTCCGATCCGTCACGCCTGACTGTATCTGTTTGTGTCTGATTCACCTGTAGGTGACAAGCGGAAACTTGTTGACGACCTATAGGTGGTGGCAGTGCTTTAGTTTCAGACAAATTTTCGCGCATAACGTGCAACCCAGTCTTGAGCATGTCGCGCGCTCGATCTGCCGCCTCAATGCCCTTGAGATGATGCAGGTGATTCAGGGTCTGCTTGATATACCCCTCAACAATATGAAGCTCTGCAACGTGCACAAGGTCTGACATCGCCTTTCTGTCGCCGGACTGTGCCGACACCATCATCTTGGTCATTTTTTCAAGCGCAGCCTGATATCGCTGGCCGGTGTAGGGACCTGAACCTGAGCTACACATGCAACCTCGTAATTCTTCCGGGGATGGATTGATTTGCGGCTCAAACCGACCATTGGGAGGAATGGCGCTCCGCCACCGATCAACCCTCTCTACCTTAGTCAGACACCCCGGCTTGCCTGGGAAAGACGGCGGAGCTGCAGACGTACGCACACAAACTGAAGACTGATTTGCAGGGCAGTCCGGGCGCTACTCCGGATTCAGGCTATTGCGGCGGGCGCGTTGCCCAGCAGGATCATAGGCTGTCGCCTCCCCTCACCCTTTCCTGACCATCCCATGCGTGTCTGCTTTCCACGCCGCCGCCCTGCAAATCAGTCCGGTGCACTATGTACCCGCATCACGATCACAGATCAATGCCGTAGTGGGTAACCAGTCGCTCCAATCCACACTTGATGAGTGCAGCGCCAGCGGCGGACGCTTGAACCGGGCTCTTGTAGCCAAGATAGGCGCGGCCGGCATCCTCAAGGCTCGGCGTCTTTTCAGAGGCCACGCTGTAATCCTCGCACACCAGCACCATCATCCAGTGCAGCGTCTCGCTTGGATAGGGCTTGCCGGTAACTTGGCATTTGACCACGCCGATAGCCTGACACGCGCGCCACCACGCCTTGTTGGCGTCGTACCGACGATCCTCGGGGCCAGGAACCTCAAACTCTCGGCCGAACTTATCGAAGTAGTAGCGCTGGGTCTGCTGAGAGATCGGCGTTCCACCGCCACTCGCAAGCTCACCATATCGAGACGTGACGGATGGGCCGCGATGTCCGTTGATAAAATCGCGGTAGAACCGCCGCGCGGCTTCGGTATAAGCCGCAGCATACTCCTTGCCGATCTGCCCGCGCCGAACCATGGCCTCGACCACTGGAACGTGCCTCCACACGTCAGCCTTGGCATCGCGGCCAGCACCAACCGACACGTTGACCAACTCAAACTCGCCGCGCGACGCAACGCGCTCTGGTGTCGGCGCGTTAGTGTCAATAGTTGCCTCGGCAATCCCATCACCATCCATCAAGCCAAGCGGATCGCCAGCCCTGCGAAGCTTCAGGCTTGAATTGCGCACGGCGTCGGTTGCCTGCACAAGTTCAAGGATCGCATCTTTGATAGCGGCGACGATAGCAGGCTCTAGCTCGCCGGTCGGCGCTAGACCAATCTCGTCGTCACGCGGGTCAGCCGAGCGCTCGATCTCGATTGCCGACGGCGCAGATGCGCGCGCGTGTGGAGCCGGGTATTGGCCATCATCGATGTAGGCCAACAGGACATCGTCCTGCGACACCGGCCCGGTGTCCAGTAGAGTATCCATGGTCGTCACCTGTGTTTGCCATGCATGCACATCCAAGGCGCAGCGCGCGCCGGATGCACGACGATGCTGGCGCTAGTTCTGCTGGGTACTCTGCGTACTCAAATGCGATCTCTGATCCGCGTACTCGATCGTGCGTACCGTCACGGCTGCCGTTATGATCGCCACCACAATCATCACTGCCGTGAAATACAGCGTGTTGGAGTCGCTCATTTTGGGCCGCCGATGATGCTGGCCAGATTTACGAGCAACCGCGCCACCATGTCCGACGACATCAGACCGATCAGCGCGAGCAGGCCCAACGACAACCATCTCACTACTGCCCAGAGCGTCATGACCTCGATCCGGAAAGATTCCAGCTTCTCCAAACGGGTCTCGTGCTCTTTCTGCGTCCCCGCCAGCCCATTCTTCCCCGAGAACCCCCACACTTGGGCCGCCAGCCGGTCTACCAGCGATTCGTAATCCCCGCGCATAGGTTTCGATCTCCTGCGTGAGATTGGCATGTGTCATAGCTGCACCACCACGATTGCGCTGATGAAGGTCAGGGCTAGGATTGATGCGGACACAACAACTGGGGCCTTTTTGCCAAGATGATGCCGGGTGGCCACGGCCAGGACGGCGCCACCAATGACGATGGTGACAGCGTTGATAGCGGTGGCGATCCACGTGGCATCAAGAATTGCCCCCGCGTTTCGCTCGCTTGCGCGCAGCACCCAGTAGGCGTGCCAAAACAGCTGCTTTGCCGCGATCACCAGGACAAACACACCGAGTGCGAACAGCAAAATTGGCGACGGTGCGCTGATATCTCCGCGCTGCACGATCGCCCCGCGCAAAATGATGACGGTGCCGATTGCGGCCAACACCATAATCAGCGGGAATTGCAGCATAGAGTGGATGTCTGACGAACTGATCATGGGCCGCTCCGCACCGTTTTCACGTAGCCTTGCAGGCTTTTCAGCCGCTCCGTCTCTTTGAGGTATTGCCTACGCAGCTTCAGATGCTCGACCACAAGATCGGCTCCCGGCTTGACCTCTCCCAGCTTCTCAGGCGGCGTCATCAGCCTGCCACTGGGTGGCGCGATCTCGGAAGGCGGTGGCACGGACTGAGCGCAGCCGCCAAGCATCAGCCCTGCAATGACGATCGCGTATTTCATCGGGCGATCCTCTCAAATGCTCGCACCATGGCAGGCGTCACCACGCACTTATCGCTGGTCCCCAACTCAGCCAAAGCCTTCTGGTATCCTTCCGCGCGCAACGCATCCGCGTTGACCGCAGCCTGATCGTCCGTGCGGTTGTATGCAGAAACCTCGGCATTCACCCGATCAAGCTCACGCTGGATCGCGCGCACCTTTGACGCGTTGAAACCGTTGCTATCGCCCCAGTGCACAAGATAAGCGGCCAACGCAACAGCGCCGATGGCTATCCAAAGCTCTTTCGACAGGATGGCTGTCATGGGAGCACCTTTGGTTTGTATCGGCCCTCGCGGAAATCGGCGATGACCTTGCGGATGATATGCCGGCCGAACCACCAGACCAGGATGGCGCCGACGATCAGCGCCAAGACGGCATGCGCCTTCACAAATGCCGCTGTGGTGGCCAGCGCCGTCGTCAGTGCATTGATTGACGTGATTTGCTCAGTCGCCTGGGCAATCGGCTCTGCCACCTGAACCACCGTACCGGTGGCCACCGTCGTAACCGCCACCTTCTGTGCGATGTCTGCCGCCTTGGCTTTGCCGGACACCTGCTTGGCCTCGGCGATTGTCAGGTCTGGCGCGTCAACACCGGGGAACAGCGGCCATATGCGCTTGGCCTTGGCCAGATAGAGCTTTCGATCCTCAAGCCCGTTATAACCCCCGTTTATCCGCTTGGTGATGGACTTGATGTCGTCTCGCGCGGCCAACTCGTTGCAGCCCTTTGCGTCCCACTCGGCAAAGGCGCCCCGCAGCGCTGCATAGGGAGACGAGTCCCCGTTCAAGTAGCGCTCATGATCCGCGCGGCCCGTAATCTGCATTGGGCCGAAGCCGCGATAGCGGTAGCCGTCTCCGGGCTCTGAGTTGCCAAGCTCCCTAGCTTTGCGCGGGTTGCCGAGACCGTAGACGCGCTCCGCAAGCTCTTTTGGCTTTCCAGCAAGGTATCGCGATTCATCCGGCGTTACCTTGGCGGAATGCCTGCCGACACCGAATATTTCCATGATGCGCGGCGCGCTGTAGCGCATATCTTCCCACAGCACGGTGAATCCACCACTTTCATGCGCGATCTGGGCCATGAAATGCTGCAATTCAAGCGCGGTATCGATGCCAAACTCGGCGCACAAAGCACCCGCGTGCTCCTCTAGCGCCTTGACGTAGGCATCCCAGGTGGCGGCCTTGTCGCCGGACTGCGGGCGGGGTGCGAATTTTTGCAGGTCATCGCGCGTCAGCATGGATCACCCCCCATTCGGTCAGTTGCGCCAACGCCTCATCGAGACCCCACGACACCTCGACCGTAGCGCCAGCGGCGCGCATCTCTTGGTGCACGGCCTTCTGGATCGGCGTGACGCGCCCCTTATCGGCTTTGAGTTCGAGCGCGAAGATTTTGCCGAATGCCATGATGATGAGATCGGGCACGCCAGCCCTGACCCCCAACCCGACGAAACGCGCCGCTTCGGTCTTGTTGCGCTGGCCGCCATTTGCCGGGTGGAAAAAAAACACGCCAGGACGCGCGCGGGCCTTGAGATGCTGCACGACTGCGCGGTGAATTTGATCTTCGGACAGCGACTTTTGCCGCCGACCAAGGGTCACGGATAAAACAGCAGGCATGTTGGGCACCATAGAGTGGTTGCAAGCCCTGCCGGAACGGGGCGACCGGCAGGGCTTGCGCCAGGGCCAGCGGAGGGAGGCGAGCCGAGGCTACCGCGCTCATCGCGCGGGTCTGTATTCCGTACCGGGCAGCACTATCCGCGTCACCAGCCCTTTACGGCTGCAACGCTTGCAGGTGAGATGATCGCCGACGTCGCTGACGGGCGTATCGGATCGAATGCAGACGGACGTAGGCTTGATCTCGACGGCCCGGCCACACTTGCACGTAGCAAGGATGGCGAGCCTTTTGGAGATGACTTCCGAGACCGTGGGCTCGGCAAGAAACACACCATCCATGGCCATCTCCATCAGGATTGCATGACCAGCTATCGTCATCGCCACGGCAGCCACGGGACACGAGAGATGCAATATCTAGCGTAGTGTCGTGCTGCTGGCGGCAGGCGGAAAGCCAGAAATGCGAAAGCCCGGCCGCCGTTTCCGGCGCCGGGCTGACAACCCTCTCGCGAGGGTAGCAACTTATATCTCACTGCGCGGTGATTTGCATAGGTGGTGATGGTGTGTCAAAGTGACGCACCCTAATTGACTTCTGCAACGACCAGTAATGACGGGCTTATTTTTGCCGTTTCAACAACCGTCGTTGTCAGATGCCACCTGTTGTGCGCCCACACAATGCCTTCTCGCACATGAGCGTTTGCGGGGTGCGCCACCCACGCATCAGAATCAACCCACCATCCACGCGCCGGACCATCGACGATAGTCCGCTCTTGAAAAGCGACGCCATCCCATACCCGCACCGGCATGCCTGGAAATGTTGCCGGTGCAAATTGGCAGGCAATCGAGATGGCAAGCGCCTTTCTCACAACTCCACCGCTCGCCTACGATCGAAGTTCTTTGGCAAGCGGCCTCGCCCTGCCCACGTCACCCCAGTCTTGGTGTCGCGGTATTTGCGCGACGCTGCCGTGTGTGACTTTGCACCCTTGGCCCGGCCCGTTCCAAGGATGTCGCTGACATCGAGGGAAACTTCGGCGGCCATGGCCGCAAACCGCTCCCGCAAGAGCTTCTTGGCTTCAGCCTGTTTCTCAAGGATTGTTTCGTCGATCTTGTCGCGCAGATGCCGCAACTGCTTTGGATTCATGCTGTCAATGTTCAACTTAGACTCCATTTGCCACCTACTTACTGATTGCGTTTACCACTAGCCACATTAGGATTGCATCTTGTCCATAACTTGGCCAACTCTTCACATCTGCGACGTTGCGGATAAACGCCGCCTTGTCCCCAGACCACGATCCATCCGCATTGAGCGTGATGCTAGCGTCACCGACGCTGACTGTGTAGGGGAAAAGTGGCTTCGAAACACCAAACGTAATGGTGCCTTCAAGCACGCCAGGAACATTCCAATCGTCTCTACCTTGCGGCATCACAGGTCTCCAATCCTACGCTGCCTAGGGTCGGTATAGTCTGGCCTTTCGCGTGGCCAATGCGTCGGCAGATCGGCCGTGATTTGATAGCGATTGACGTCAAAACAGCGTTCCGCTGCGATCTGGATCGCCTTGCATAGCGGAGACGAGTGTGTCCATCCTTGATCTTCGCGCGCCATGCCGTGCCGGTCGATGGAGATAGGATCGCCCTCGATCGGATGCACGATCACGCCGTCGAATGCCCACCCAACGGTATCATCCCACGCTAAAACATACGTGACATCCATCTCGAATGCTTCCCGGTCGCCGATGGCTGGCCGAATAGTCCACGGCACTTCGCGCCGGTCGTAGGTCATTTCCACCCCTCATCCGTGATTTGATATGTATCGCCATCCTTGACGATCAGGCCGCGCACAACGAGGCTGCCGAGACTGCCCCTGAGATCGTACCTGTCAATGTCGCGACCAAGCCATGCCCGGATGTCTGCCTCGCTTGGAAATCTCCCGCTTCCAGCGACCTGCAGCCGAGCGCAGATCATGATCGATTGCATACGTCTGCCCATCGGCTGAGCGAGTGATCTGGCGCGGGTTTTTGATAGGTAGGCATCCCGTGCCATTTCCAGCGCCACCACGTGGCGTGGCGCGCGCCTCAGAGCCATCGAGCCATAACCTCGATGCCGACCATGGCTGCAACCAAGGCTCCACCGATGGCCATGCGCTGGCGCCGGACACGGCGGCGCTCGATTTCTGCGGCAATGTCGGCCGCGATGCGGGCGTAGATAGGCTCCATGGAGCTATTGGTCATGACAAATCGGCCCTCTCGTTCCACCCAGCTTCGCGTCCGGCTTCACAGCCGCGCTGATATGCGGCATCTTCAATATCTGCCGCCAAATCCCGAACAAACCTCCGCCAGTGCTCTTTCTGGCTATCGGTATAGTGCTCAGACCACGTGCCGCCGTTGTTGCCAAGTGCGGCACGGATGGCAAACGCCTCTATCTGCTCTGGCGTCATGCCCGCTTCTCCGCCGCCGCCATCTTCTTCTTTACACGCTCGTATTGCTCATTCACGGCATCAACGACGACATCGGTCGTTGTCGGAAACGGCTTGGTGTTGGCCCGCAGCCAATCGATCTTGTCTAGCAAGTCCTGGCTCACACGGACGTTGAGTTGCTTTCTGTTTGACATGCCGGTCATGTATAGCTCGTCTAGCTTCCCGTCAAGGGCCAATCACCAAAAATTAACTGTGTCTCAAACAACACAACTCAAAAAAAGCTTGCTAGACGTGCTAGACAAGCTATACGGATATGCTATATTAGAATCAGACGACGGCAAGCAGGCCCGTAGCGCGCTACGACCGGGACACACAAGAGACAGCAGAACGGCTGCCTCCCGGAAGTAGAGAAACAAAGGCGCTGGACATCCTGATGCCCGACCAAGCTGGAGCCCACCAGCGCAAAGTGCGAAGCGTGGGCGAACGGCTGGTTCTCGCGTCACATGGCGAAACGGCAATTCAAGCAATTGGGTTGCTGTCCAGGGCTTACGGCCCTGCTGATGAGCCACGGAGACTGTCATGATGCACACCGCGAACATGAACAACCGCGACTTGATCTGCTGCGGGCACCGGGTGCCCAATTCGTACATGAGCGCCGATGATCTAGCGTGGGCGGCCAAGTCCAACGTGATCCAACAGGACGCAAACGGCAATTGGTTCCACACCATGATCACTGATCGGGATCGCAAGTCCCGGCAGAACTACTGGAACCCGGATACGGGTCCTTGGCGCAAGGGTGTCAACTACTGAAATGGCGAAACCTAGCCCGGCGCAATCCGGGCGATGGTCTGCCGCTTAAAGGCGGCACTGATGAGCCACGGAGAACGACATGACCGCAGTCACCGAAATGACCAAGGTGCTGGCCGACGCCATGAAGGCGGAAGGCAAAGCTGCTCCGGCTAACATGTACCTGTCTTGCGCTCGCGTTTACGTCACCGTCTACGGACCGAAGCTGCGCACGGTCAAGGCTGCCGCAAAGCGCCTTGGCATCACGTGGACGCATCGCGGCATCTACGTCGGGTACGATAACGCCAGCGGTCGCGAGTACATGAAGGGTGAGGCAATCGCAGCCGCTCTGAACGCGGCCGGTGTCGATGCCTACCAGCACACTGACGAGGATTGAGATCGAAACCTAGGGCAGCAACCCTGCCCGATGGTCCGCTGGTTAGGCCAGCGCTGATGAGATCAGGAGAAAGATATGCTGATGACCGACATCAAGCCTGCCGCACACAAGTTTGAAAAGGCCGGTCTTGGCCGGGCGCCGTTCAAGTTTGTGATGCTGATCTCGCTGCTGCCGCCGTCTCTGGCCGCGCAGAACCCATCCGCATACAACAACGCACTGCGCGAAATCCATTACGCCAAGAAATCGCTTGGCCTTGCGCATCTTGGCTGGTGCGAGCATTGCGGTATGACGCTGATGAACAACTACATTATCCGCGACGCCGACGGCATGGCACACGTGGTCGGTTGCGACTGCGTTAAGTACACAGGCGATGCCGGCGTCATTCGTGATGTCGAGAAGGCGGAAAAGAAGCGCCAGAAGCAAGCCCGCAAGTCCAAGGCGCTTACCAAGAAGGAAGCCAAGGCGCTGGCGGCCAAGCGGACCCGCAAGGAGAAGCGCCGCGAGTTCTTCCTGAAGCACGAGGCGGTCCTGCGGCTGGCATACGCGAACCGGCACAAGTCCAAGTTCGTCGGCAAGCTGGCGATGGACTTCCTGCGCTGGGGCTCGCTGTCGCCGCGCCAGATCAAGGTGATTGAGCCGTCGATCAAGCGGGCCGACGAGATCGCAGCCGAACGTACGGCTGAAACGGCTCGCATCGCCAAGGCGGTGCACGTCGGCGCGGTCGGGGAACGGGTTGAGGTAGAGTTGACCCTGGTCAACTGGATCACGAGCCGCGATGCATGGTCGCCATGGCGGATCGCGGTGTTCCACGATCGCGCCGGCAACACCATCAAGACCTTCGGCAAGGTGCCTGACGTTGCGTCGATGGAGAACGGTAACTTTCGTCTGGTCCGCTGCACGGTGAAGGCGCACAGCGAGTTTCGAGACGAAAAGCAGACAATGATCACCCGACTGAAACTGCTGTAACCCGACCAGCCCGCCCCACCTTAGACGTGGAGGCGGGCCGAGGCGTTAGAAGTAGATGGAGGATCGATATGGGAACGCAGATCACGCATACGATTACCGACCCGACCGGCGCCGTTCACACTCGTCGCTCGTCTGGCCGCCGATACAGCCACGCTGTCGTCGCCATCAACTCCGACGGGGCATGGGCACCGCTCACGTGGTGCTCGCGTCGCGATCTCGCCGAGAAGGCGATGGGCCAGTGGCGGTACTACAAGGAGAAGAAGGTCGTGCCGGTGGCGCGGTCCGAGAAGGAGACGAAAGAAAAGCCGGCTGCACAGTACCCCGGCACCGAGTTCGAGGTGGGTGGCCTGCGGTTTGCAGACACCATCACCCAGTGGGGGCACGAGATGATTGCACAGCACAACGGCTGGAAAATCGGGCTGCTGCGGTGCAACGGCGGGTTCAAAGCGTACGGCCAACCGATCAATCCCGACCCGAAGCGGTATCAGTTTGTTCGCACCAAGGGAGTAGCGAAGCTGGAGAACACGGTCGCCAAAGTATTGAAGCTTATCGCCGAAGCGGAGTGATGCACTAAGCCCGGCCACGCGAAAGCGTGTGTCGGGCTGAGTGCGTAGGAAAGAATGAAAGACGGGAGACTGCAATGGACTACGACACCGCCTGCGAGTCCCGCTTCACGCCGCGTCGCGTCATGGCCGAACTCAGCCGCAACGGGTTCGACAGCTTCGTCGTCGGCGACCACGTCGAGACGAGTTGCGAGATCGTTGATCGTGATGGCCGCATCACCACTGAGATCAAGCACTTTACCGTCGGCAGGGATGGCCGGATCAGCGGGAAGGAAGTGCTCGACTGGCTTGGATACTGAACAATCAAACAACCGGAAGACGGGAGACCTTGATGACCACCAAGATCAAGCTGTTTGACCTCAAAGCCCGCAAGTCTCACATCGAACACAAGCGCCGCCGGTATGCACTGAGACGCCACATGGAAACGCCCGGATTCAATGCCGCCGACATTAAGGCCAAGTTGGCTGAAATGGATGCAGCCCCGGAAGCAATCCTTGCGTGCCCTCATGCCGCAGACATTCACGCCGCGCTGTCGGATGTGAACGGCAAGGCGACGACCCACACCTACACTACCGTTGGCGCTTTGATCGACATTGCCAGCGACATCGAGGCCAAGCTGGAGCGTCACGGCGTACCACTGGCCGACCGCGTCGGCGTCACGGTGTCAGCACTGTCCGCCGTTCCAACGAGCAAATCGTACAACCGGCAATCGCGCTCTGCCATCGCAACCCGCGTCACGTTCCTGCGTGGCACGTCAGCGTGGTACGTAACCGGCATGGAGCGCGTCGAGCGCTACACTGGACCGGGCGGCGACGAAAAGATCAAGGCCACGCTGCCGGATGCAGCGCGTGATGCCGTGATCCGCAACGCACTTGCTGACTTCGAGTAACCAACCAGCCCGGCCACCAGCAATGGTGCGTCGGGCTTTTTGGTAGGTAAAGGCAGGACAATACGCACCGGAGATCAACATCATGAACCTCGCATCAGAACTTGCACACTACACCGGCACTGAGCAGTGGTATCGGCACGCTTTGAACCGCAGCGTCACATACACCGATGGCGTTCGCCATTTTGCCGATGCGGCCGGCGCTCACTGGTTCCTCGACATCCTGGCAACGGAGATTCCGCCGTTCGCCAAGCGCGAGGGGTTCCTGGCGATCAAGATGGTCGTCGCCAAGAGCAAGGCCAAGATCGCCGCAGACGACGGCAACGGCAAGGTGCTGTGGAAACGCGCCATCCGTTTCACCGATTGCCCGGAAGGCGAGTGGATGTTTTTCATGGCACCGGGAGGCCCGCAAGGGACGATCGTGATCATGCTGCCATCGGAATGGTGAGACTATGAACAACCTGCACCGTGACAACCCGCGCGTGGCTAAGGCTGCACGCGAATGCCTTTCCAAGCTGGCCGACCTTGGCGATGTCATGATTTCGCAACAGGTCGCGCTCGCGTTGGGATTTGCCGAGGCTCTACTTGAGGAACTGGCCGCTGCAGCCGATGCTGGTGAGACAGCACCGATGGTCGGGCCGGCCGCAACGCGCATCCTGGAGATGAGGCCGTGAGGGACCCCCCGAAAATGCAGATCGTGTGGGACGTGCTGCCCCGCGCGATTGATGCTGAGGACTGGACAGTGATCGAAGCGTGCCGCCGGCTGATCGTAGCCAATCGACTGGGATGGCGGCGCTACACCAACGCAACCGACTGGAACATTGTTCTGTCGTTTTATGAATCGGAGGACGCTTAGATGGATATCGTGACTGTGGTCGCAATGGTGGCCGTCAGCCTGCAAGGCATCGGCTGCATCGTGTGCGTCGGCATGCTGGCGCGATCCGCGCGGCAGCTTGGAAAAGAATGACCGGAGCGGCGTTGCCTCGCCACCCCGGTCTGTCGCTCAAAAATCCCGCAACAGGAGCCGTGAGCGTAGCTTGCATTAGCACGCTCATGCGCACCCTTCAATAAGGTGAACGCATGAAGATACAACCGAACAGCAATACCACTCAGATCGTCGCCGCCTGCGTCCTTGGTGGCATCACCGCCGCAGGCATGTATTTCAACGCCCGCTACGCTATCCAGCTTGGCCACACGTTGGACGAGCAGATTGCGCTTGGAGCCGTCAGTATCTCATTCGACGCGGCCAAGGTGCTGGCGTTCTGCTACATGATGCACCACCTCTTGCGCTGGTCTCTGGCGCGCGCAGCACTGGCCGGTCTGATCTGGGGCTTGACCGCAACGTACGCTATGTACGCCGCTGGCTCGTACGCCTTCGGGCAACTGGCCGCTGGCCAGCAGAAGCAGGAAATGATCAACAAGGAGCTTCGGGCTCGCGCAGCCGAGATTTTGCGCCTGGAACGCGAGGTTGAGGACGCGAAGTTGGCCAAGAACAGCCGTGGCAACCTGATCTGGGCGTCGTCGGGCTCCTGCCTTTCGCCGACCACGCCTGAGTCTAGGGAGTTCTGTAACGCGTGGCTCGTCAAACTCGGCACCTTGAATGCCATTCGAGAGAAGGCCGCGACTGACAAGCGAGTCGAGCGATCGGCATCGCCCGAGTTGATGGAGTGGAGCCGGATTACCGGCCTCAGCATCCACGAGGTGATGATCGCCATCGCCCTGATCTTTGCGCTAATCATGGAGGTGGTAGCCAGCGTATCCGGCTTCGCCTTTGCCAAGAACAGCCGGGACATCAAGGACGAGATCGCTGCCGAGCAGCGTAGGCGTAACCACGAGAAGCGCATGGCGCAGATCGAGGCCATGCGTGAGCGCAACGCACGACGCAACGCGCGAGCGCGCGAGCGTCGCGCCGATGCACGCGCGGCCATGTCCACTGGCTTGCGCGTGGTGAAGTGACAGACAGGCCCGGCACGGCAACCCCGTGACCGGGCCTTTTTGTTTTCTGGCACCCGGTGGCACAATGCCACCCCCTTGCCATTGGCCGGCAAATCATGCATGAAGCGGACATGCGAACCACACGCACATACCCGACGCCACGACCGCGACAGCGGCGATGGCAACGAACGACAGGGCTCTGAGCCTTTTTGGGCATCGCTCGCCATCTGATAGCTGGGTGTAGCTCAGTTTGGTAGAGCGCTCGGCTTGGGACCGAAAGGCCGTGGGTTCGAATCCCTCCACCTAGACCACCTACATGATCTCGTAGCGCAGCCGGATAGCGCGTCGGTTTCCGAAGCCGAAGGCCGGTGGTTCGAGTCCACCCGAGATCGCCAATAGTCCCGTGGCCCAACGGATAGGGCGCCGATCTACGAAAGCGGAGATTGCAGGTTCAAATCCTGCCGGGACTGCCAAGAATGCCCCTGTAGCTCAGACGGTAGAGCGGCCCTTTTGTAATGGGCAGGTCGTCGGTTCGAATCCAGGCCAGGGGCACCAATGCCGAGGTAGCTTATAGGCTAAAGCGCCATCCGTGGTCGGGATGGAGAACCTTGGTTCAAATCCAAGGCCGTAGGCCCCAATACCAGTGTCGTCTAGCGGCAAGATGTCGGTTTCCAACTCCGAAGACGCGGGTTCAATTCCTGCCACTGGTGCCAATGGCCGGGTTAGCTCAACTGGCGGAGCGCCGCACTTTGACTGCGGAGGCTGCAGGTTCAAGTCCTGCACCCGGTGCCACTATGATTTAGCTTGGGCATGAACCTTCCGCAGATCGCGGATGCGAAACGTGCCCTCGATTTTGACCCACTGATACGGCAATCCTGGGTGTGGCCACGCGACTTTGGCCATCTTTCCATCGACTGACTTGACCTCGGCCAGAACATTGTCCGGCGTGAGAACGGTATCGCCGATCTTTGGAGTGCTGATCATGTCCCCGTCACGGCATGGATGGCATTGGTGTCGTGTGGATGCGAGCAGTCACCGCTATCAACCCACTCGATCGCTTTCATCGCCGCTGCGACCTTGCGCAGATGCGCGGCAAAGCCTAGTCGATCAAGGTTGTTCTCACATCCTGTTGGGCGCGTAGGCCCGCAGTCTGGACACGTTACGCCATCTTCAAGTGCGTCGGCAAATGCCTCGACATGCCGATATGCGTAGTCATAGCTGCCACCACTCATGACATCTCCAATTCCGGCACGTCATCAATCTCAAATATTGACAGCTTGCCGTTGCACGCGATGAACTCGACCGGCTCGACCTTGGCCAGAACAATGCCGTATGGCCCCTGCCACCAAGGCACAATGAACCTGTCGCCTTGCTCGCGCGTTATTCCGTGCGGCAGAGCGTACTGAGACCTGATGCAGTCGATGATCTCAGCCTTGGCCACAATGCCACCCCGTGGCAGACTATCGATAGCCGGTGGCTCTTTGTAGTACCGGCTGCCCGAGAACACCTGATTGTACCACCACACGAATGAGTCGTACTCATCGCGCTTCATGGATTTGGCCGCGTGTATATAGATCGGGCCGCGATATTGCGTTGACCACGTGCGATTCTCAACACGCTTGCCCATGTGAACGATCGCGTGAGCCCATGGCTGCCGAATGCTGATTGCCATAGCCATATCAATACCTCGCCCCACCACCGTACGCGGTTATGCGCGCGCCGAACGTCTCATTCATGGTCACAAGCTGCCGAGACGTCCATTCGCGAGTATCGGCGGCAACGCAGTTCCCGGACTTCTTGAGCCGCTTGGCCGCACGCTTAACCTTGATTCTGTCCAATCTGTCCTGCTCGGCATAGGAAATGTCCGCCTTGCCGCGACACGCCAAATCCCACGCGCGCCTGACCATCACCTCGTAATCAGGATCATCCAAGATGCGTCGCACGGCCGAATTGGACGCGTGAATGATGCTGGTGTGGTCGCGACTGAGCTTGTATGCGACTGCGCTGTATGTGAGGTTGCGCATGCGCGTGCACAAAACAATACCTGCATGTCGCGCCTCGTAGTACGGCTTGGCTCGCGATCTACCAATAATGTCTTGATACGAGCAGTCGAATGTCACAGCTGCCGCTCGCATAATCTCCTGGACTGACGGTTGACCATCCTGTAGCGATGCAAAAAATTCCTTTGCCACGTCTCGTGGCAGCCCCGCAGATGCCATGTTGTGCCCCGTGTCTATCCCGTTGACCCGAAACCGCCCTCCCCACGCGCGGTCACTGATATGGACTCGACCAAATCAAACTCGATGCTGCACACTGGCGCGATGACGAGTTGCGCGATGCGATCACCTCGGTTGACCCACACGCTATCGACCAGAGAGTGATTGATCAGGATCACGGCGATCTCGCCGCGATAGTCAGCATCAATTGTCCCCGGTGCATTGAGTACCGTGAGTCCGTGGCGCATGGCCAGCCCTGATCGCGGCCTGATTTGAGCCTCGTATCCGCG